TCCCGCCCGGTGCCGTCAAGGGTACGGACACGCGGAAGGATCAGGGCAACCTGATCGCGGTCTTCGACCTTGACGCGCAGGCGTGGAAGGGTTTCTTTTTCGACAGGATGGTGGCGATCCAGCCCGCCTAATGCGGCGGGCGCTACCTTCCCACAACGCAAACAAAGGAGTCTAACATGAAGTCCCTCAATCTCCTCGATCAGGTCACATTCATCGCCATGCGTAAGGACCCGGAGCTTTGCGGCCGACTCCTCGCCTATCTCGACACGGCGCTTCGCGCGATCCCCGAGTCGAGCGTCGAGCATAGGTGGATCGCGGACCAGCTCGCGAAGGACGTCGCGAAGATCAAGGAGTCGGGTGGATGATCGAAATCGAAATTGAATCTAGACCGGGGCGGTTCCGAGGACTTGCTTTTTCAATCGGTCTCATCGCTCCTCTCCAGAGCCTTGACCAGGGAAATTTTTTGACTTTTTTAAGACTTCCCGCCATAGGCTGAGCCTAGCAAACGTTACCAGCGTTTATGCACTCCGTGCAATCTTGACCTCCGTGCAAACGCTTGTGCAGTCTTGACCTCCGTGCATACGTCCGTGCATACGCTTGTGCAAACGCTTGTGCAAACGCCCGTGCAAATAAAAAAAAATTGACCACCTCTCGGCCCCGTGCTAGTGTATGAGTATGAATGAAATCTCTACCCGCGATGTGCTTAATCGCTCTCTTGAAGCCCCAGAAATAGATCCTGTTCTACTCGGTATAGCAAACCGCCATATCGAGGGAGACACAATTCAAACTATTGCCACCCAGTTCAATATAAGTGAGGACCGGGTTGCACAGGTTTTAGATCGCCGAGAGGTTAAGCAATATGTGGATCAAGTCTACTTATCACAAGGATTTCTCAACAGATTCAAAAGAATCCAATTGATTAATCAAGTGATAGAAAAGAAGATCCAAGATGTTGCTCTTGGGGAAGAATATACTAAGAAAGATCTCCTTGAGTGGCTACGTCTACTCCAGGATATGGATAAGTCAGCTCGTCCGCAACAAAAAGGTCCTACTGTAGCTGTGCAGGTTAATAACTATGATAGCCTTATGCAAGACCTAATGGAGAAATAATGGCAGGTTTTGGAATAGACCGATATGGTCCCATTTCACTTTTACGTCCTAGAATTAGTCGCGCTCATACTGTTACAGTTACAGAAGCCGATCAGGTTTTAGGCCCTTGGGCTAGTGAGACTATAGTTATAGGTCTTGTAGCTAGTGGTGGTAGTGTATTCTATCAAGGTGGTTTTGAAGACACACAAACTAGCCAAGGAGCTAATGCTCATTTCCTTGCTGAGGGAGTTCCGCTCATGGTTAACGTAGGAACACCTGGTACGCAAGATAGACATCGTTACATGGCAGTAAGACTTGTAGACCCTACAACTGTTGTTCAGTTCTATGTGACCGAGTTTGAATAAATGAGACGTAGTCTCTCTCAAGCTCTTAGATCTCTTAGTGAGCCTGTAAAACGTCGCTTAGCCATTCTTGGTGGCGGTATATCCATTACACAGACGGAAGATCAACTAGTCTTAGTCACAGAAGATGGTGTATACTTAACATTAGAACAACCTAGAGGATAACCGGTGGCCGCTAATGTAAAGATCAGTCAACTTCAAGCCTTAAGCACTGTATTGGCCAACAGTTTTGTTCCTGTGGTGCAAAGCGGTGTCACATCTCGTGCTAACCTTACCACTATCTTAGCATCTACCCGTGCTAACGACTATAACCTGCTCCTAGCTGCCTATGCCAACGACTATGCTACTTATATAGCCTTAGCCGGCGGCGGAGGAGGCGGCGGCGGTGGAGCAGACCTTGCTCTTGTCTATGCTAACGATTGGGCTACCTATCAAGCGGCACTAGCGAATGACTATTCAACGTTAGTTGAATTACGCGGTAACGATGGTGCTACCTTACTCAGCGCTCAGGCTAATGACTACTCAACGTGGTTAGCTGCTCAGGCTAATGACGGCGCTACACTCCTAGAGGCTCGTAGTAATGACTACTCAACGTGGTTAGCTGCTCAGGCTAATGACGGCGCTACACTCCTAGAGGCTCGTAGTAATGATTGGGCTACCTATCAAGCGGCTATAGCGAATGACTACTCAACGTGGTTAGCTGCTCAGGCTAATGACGGCGCTACACTCCTAGAGGCTCGTAGTAATGACTACTCAACGTGGTTAGCTGCTCAGGCTAATGACGGCGCTACACTCCTAGAGGCTCGTAGTAATGACTACTCAACGTATCTAACTCTTACCGCTAATATCTACAATACTTATTCCACTTTACAAAATGTTAGTGGAGTAACCACTAGCATTGTATATTCTAATGATTGGAATACTTATCAAGCTGCTTTAGCAAATGACTGGTCAACCTTACTTGCAGCTCAAGCAAATGACTGGTCAACTTTACTTACAGCTCAAGCTAACGACGGTGCTACCCTACTCTCTGCACGTCAGAATGACCATGTTACATATCTCAACGCGCAGGCCAATGACTATACAACCTTATCTGCTGCGATTGTTAATGACTACGCAACCTTAGTCAATGCACATGCTAATGATTGGAATACTTTAGTAGAAGCTCGAGCCAATGACGGTGTTACCTTAGATCTAGCAAGGGCCAATGATTGGAATACTTTACAAACAGCACGTGCCAATGATTGGGCTACCTATCTTAATGCACAGAGTAATGATGGGGTTACTCTACTCAATGCTCGCGCTAATGACCTTGTAACGTGGAACAGCGCGCAAGGCAATGACCACTCTACTCTTTTATCTGCTCGTGCCAACGACCTTGTAACGTGGAACAGCGCTCAAGGTAATGATCACGCTACTCTGTTAAGTGCACGTGCCAACGATTATGCGACTTATCAGGCTGCATTAGCCAACGATTATGCAACTTATCTTGCTCTGCAAGGTCAAATAGATAGTACAGATGCTAGCGCTAACGATTGGAACACTCTTTTAGCAGCTAGATCTAATGATTATGCAACTTACCTTGCTGCCCAGGCTAACGATCTAGCTACATGGAACAGCGCTCAAGGTAATGATCACGCTACTCTGTTAAGTGCACGTGCCAACGATTTAACTACTTATCAGGCTGCATTAGCCAACGACTATGCGACTTATCTCGCACTACAAGGTCAAATAGATAGTACAGATGCTAGCGCTAACGATTGGAACACTCTTTTAGCAGCGCGTGCCAATGACTTTGCAACATGGAATAGTGCTCAGGGTAATGACCACTCTACCTTATTGAGTGCGCGTGCTAATGACCTTGTAACGTGGAACAGCGCGCAGGGTAATGACCACTCTACTCTTTTATCTGCGCGTGCTAATGACCTTGTAACGTGGAACAGTGCTCAAGGCAATGACCACTCTACCTTATTGAGTGCTCGCGCTAATGACCTTGTAACGTGGAACAGCGCGCAGGGTAATGACCATTCTACTCTTCTTAGTGCACGTGCCAATGACCTTGTAACATGGAACAGCGCTCAAGGCAATGATCATTCTACCCTGTTGAGTGCTTATGCTAATGATTGGTCTACTTATTTAACACTTACAGCCAACATATATAACACTTATTTATTAATACAGGCCGGAGCAGAAACTAATGTTGAGATACTTGTCTATAGTAATGACTATAACACCTATCTTGCAGCTTTATCAAATGACCTTTTAACCTGGAATAGTGCTCAGGGTAATGACCACTCTACCTTATTGAGTGCGCGTGCTAATGACCTTGCAACGTGGAACAGCGCTCAAGGCAATGACCACTCTACCTTATTGAGTGCGCGTGCTAATGACCTATCCACGTGGAATAGCGCTCAAGGCAATGACCACTCTACTCTTCTTAGCGCGCGTGCCAATGACTTTGCAACGTGGAACAGCGCGCAAGGCAATGACCACTCTACCTTATTGAGTGCACGTGCCAATGACCTTGTAACGTGGAATAGCGCTCAAGGGAATGATCATTCTACTTTAATTTCTGCATATGCTAATGATTATAACACATTATCTGCTGCAATTATAAACGACTTTTTAGCATATCTTAATACTTTAGCTAACGACGGAGTTACTCTTGCAGAGGCTAGAGCTAATGATTATAACTCTCTTACTTATGTATTAGCTAATAGCGTTGCCAGATTTACCGCAGATAAATATTTTGATAGTACGGTTTATAGTAGAGACATAATTCCTCAAGCAAACACCACTTATAGTCTTGGGTCCGAAAGTGCTAGATGGGCAAATATTTGGGTTAAAGGTGCTACTATCTTTTTAGGAGACGCTGCACTCTCTAGCTCTGGGGCTAGTCTATCTTTTCCAGAAGGTTCTACTCTAAATGGTGTAGATATTCTTGCTAATGACGGCGTTACACTTCTCAGTGCACGTGCCAATGACTATAACACACTACTAGCAGCCCAATCTAATGACTATAACACACTACTAGCAGCCCAATCTAATGACTATGGTACTTATTTAACTTTAACTGCTAACATTTATAACACTTACACTGCGCTTAATAGCAATATATCTGGTGGGGGATCTGGCGGTTCTAGTAATGTAACGGTGAATAAAATGTTTGCAATATCATTAATTTTCGGAGGATAAGAGCATGGCGGCCCCTAATATAGTAAACGTAGCAACAATCACAGGTAAAACTGCAGTAGCAAATGTAACTACTATTGCTTCAGATATAGTAACAAATTCTGCTGCAAGTGGTAAAGTTTTTAAGATTAACTCTCTAATAATATCTAATATAGATGGAGCTAATACAGCAGATATTACTGCTAGTGTTTATAGATCTAGTGTAGAATGGAAATTTGCTCATACAGTATCGGTCCCAGCAGACGCTTCTCTTGTTGTCTTATCCAAAGACACGACCTTGTATCTAGAAGAAAATGACACTATAAGATTGACTGCTAGTGCTAACGGAGATTTACAAGCTGTATGTTCTTATGAGGAGATTAGCTGATGAGAGGAAATAGCGGTATTATAGGACCCTTACAAAATCCATCTAGAGACTCAGCTTCTGGTATATTCAATCAGATAGACCAACAAACACTAACTGGTGGTAATAAGTGGCCTGCTGTTATTAATAGTGATTTTTCTATAACTCCCTCTGTTAATAATACTCTTGAGTGGGATTTTTCAATTCATGGAACTTTAGATGTTAATACCTACGGTCAATATACTATTGTCGCTAATAGAAACGTAGATGTAATAGTAAAAATGAGAGGTGCTGGAGGTGCTAGAGGTTATAACTATGGACAAGGTATAACTTCTACCTCTGAACAAGGCGATGGAGGAGGCGGGGGTTTTAGTCAAGGTGCTATATCTTTTTTAGCAGGTAATACTTATGTTTTGCAGATTGGACAAGGAGGTATAAGGTCTAATAACGCTAGTAATGGTGCTAGCTATATCGCCGGCGGTATAGGTAGAACTAGCACTACTTATGGAGGTACACAAGGCGGAGGATACACAGGAATATTTCGCACTGTAGTAAGTCAAGCTAATAGTTTGATTATTGCAGGAGGCGGTGGGGCGGGAGGTGCTACTTCTGTAGGTGGAGTAGGAGGTGCTGGAGGAGGTAGTAGTGGTGCAGCAACTTCTTCTGGATCGCAGGGTGGAGGTGGAGGATCTCAGTCCGCCGGAGGCTCGGCGTCTTCATTTAACGGGGCTACTGCAGGCTCTGCTTTAACCGGAGGTGTAGCTCAAAAAGATGCAGCTTCGCAGGCCTCTCTTGGAGGAGGCGGAGGTGGTTATTTTGGTGGCGGAGGGGGAAACGTGGGAGGAGGAGGTGGAGGATCTGGAAGATTAGGAACAACAGCTAATGGCGTTGTAGGTGGTACAACTACAGTAGGGTCTGGTGCTGCTCCTGGAGTTATCGCGGATAGTGATATGGGTAATCTTGCAGGTAGGGGAGGAAATGCTGCCCAAGGAACTAGTGGAGCTGATGGTAGAGTTAAAATATATAAGGCAGTAACATCAAGTTTATATTTTGATGGAGGTAGATATTTTACAACCGATAATGCTACTGTTCCGAGTGCATACACTCTTGGTTCTGGAGACTTTACTATTGAGTTTTGGTTTAATGGAGCTGCTCAGGTTAATAAATTTTTTTACTGTAATAGACAAGCTTTAACCTCTACTAATCCTCACGTTACTACTGGAGGGATAGGAGGCACAGGCACTAAATTACGTTGGGGGACTACAAATACTCATGGAACTATAACTATCGCAGATAGTTCCTGGCATCACTGTGCTATATCCAGACAGAGTAGTAACTTAAGACTTTGGGTAGATGGAGTTTTAGATACTTATGCAACAGATAATAATAACTACTCTACAGATAGGAATATAAATATAGGTAGAAATAGTTTTAATTCAGACTATTTAACAGGATATCTTTCTAATTTTAGAGTAATAAAAGGCACAGCTATTTATACATCAAACTTTACGCCTCCTTTATCTACTCTTACTGCTGTATCTAATACAGCTCTTTTGGTAAGTATTAATCAACTTTGGGATGTAGATTTTAGCTCTAATAGATTTAAAGGATCTATGAGAGCCTCTTCTGGAAATGATAGCACCTCACCGGCACAATTTAGTACCTCTACTGTCCCTTTTTAGGAGTTTAAATGCTGTATACATATAAAGGTAAATACCCGGAACCTAAACCCTCTAGAATACGACTTCCTAACGGATTAACTAAAACGGATGATATCACTGACGACGATCTAGCACTAATAGGATATAGAAAAGTAGATAATCCTCCAGAAATATCAGTAACACAAAAACTTGAATGGTCAGGGTCTTCTTGGCTTATTTCAGATAAAAATGAAGAAGATCTTTTAAATGAATGGAATATTGTTAGATTAGAAAGAGATAAAAGAATACGAGAAGTAGAGTGGAGATATGCTAGATATTATAGGCACGAAAGATTAAATATTCCACAAATAGATACCATAGAAAATTTAGATAGATACATACAAGCTCTTGCGGATGTCACAAAACAGTCAACTTTCTTTAGTATCACATGGCCAACGTTAAATGAATAATATAAAAATCGACAAAGTTATCTGTTACTATTAAAATAATAGATAAAATAGTATAGGAGTTTTAATGGTAACTAGAGTTCCCATATATCTTGGCGGAACAGGTGAATCTACTCAAGCCAGTGCGCAAGCCGCTTTAGGACTACATAGTTCTAATAGTGTAGCTTTCACGTCTGTTGTAGTCAACTCCGTAAATGTTTTAGCTAACGACGGTGCTACGCTCCTAACTGCGCGCAGCAACGACTGGAATACTTATTCCACACTTGCAGCGAATGACGGCGCTACTCTGCTAACTGCACGTGGTAACGACTATACTACTTATCTAGCAGCGTTATCTAATGACGGTGCTACACTTTTAACTGCACGTGGTAACGACGGCGCTACTCTGCTAACTGCACGTGGTAACGACTATACTACTTATCTAGCAGCGTTATCTAATGACGGCGCTACGCTTTTAACTGCACGCGGTAACGACTATACTACTTATCTTGCAGCTCTATCCAACGATTATGCTACTTATCTTAACGCTCAGGCTAATGACGGCGCTACGCTTTTAACTGCACGTGGTAACGATTGGAATACTTATTCTACACTAGCTGCTAATGACGGTGCTACACTTTTAACTGCACGAGGTAACGACTATACTACTTATCTAGCAGCGTTATCTAATGACGGTGCTACGCTCCTAACTGCGCGTGGTAACGACTATACTACTTATCTTGCAGCGTTATCTAATGATTTTAGTAGCTATACTTATTTAAATTCTAATATTAGTTTTTCGGCTAATTTAGCAACCTTTAATACTAATGTAAGTTTTGCAAAAGCTAATATACTACAACAAACTCTGACTGATGCGGCAACTATATCATGGGATACTTCTTTAGGCCAAATAGCCACAGTTACTTTAGGAGCTAGTAGAACCATGGGAGCTCCTACAAATCTTAGAGTAGGAACTTATATTCTTCATGTAATTCAAGGAGGAACAGGTTCTTATACTATTACATGGAATGGAGTATTCAAATGGACAGCCGCAGTAGCCCCTACTCTTTCAACAGTAGTAGGAAGACGTGACGTATTTTCTTTTATATCAGACGGGACAAACCTATACGGTGCTATGATTCCTGATGTGAGGTAATCATGTTAGTTCCTATTCTTAGACCCATAAAAGTAGTAAATGTAACCGGATCTACTAATGATTTTAATCTCTATACTGCCACAGGTAATGTAGGCGTAGTAGCTGGTAGTATTACTTATCCTCATAATCTATACTGTTTTGTTACTGCTAGCATCGGCGCTACAGCTAATACGACTCCAGCTTTTCAGACTGGAACTGGTTATCATGGCGGAACAGATATCTATATTAAAAATACCAGCACCATCACAGGAGGCACAGGTCCTAACGGTGTTATAGGAACTCCTGGTACTACAGGGACTCCTGGCACTACAGGAACAACAGGTACTACAGGAACTCCTGGTACTACTGGATCGACAGGTGCTACGGGAACCCCAGGAGCTACAGGATCGACAGGTACTCCCGGTGCTGGCGGTGCTGGCGGTAGAGGTAATGCTTTAGATAACCTTGGAACGGCAGGATCTGTGGGTGGTACCGGAGAAACAGGAGGTCCCGGAGGGACTGGAGGAACAGGAGTTACTGGCGGAACCGGAGGGACTGGAGGTCCTGGTGGAACCGGAGGTCCTGGTGGCAATGGAGGTCCTGGTGGAACTGGAGGTACTGGTACTCCTGCAGGTCCTGGTGGTATATCTTTTCTGGCAGGCTCTAATCCTAATGTTAGAGTTCTCTTAGATAACGGATCAGGAACTTTAACAGGTGGCGCAGGCGGAACCGGCGGTCCAGGAGGTCCAGGTGGTCCAGGTGGTCCTGCCGGTCCAGGAGGTCCTGGTGGCCCAGGTGGTCCCGGTGGTCCAGGAGGGCCCGGAGGTCCAGGAGGACCAGCTGGAGCTGGAGGCCCTGGCGGAACTGGCGGTGGCGGCGGTGGTGGCGGCGGAGCCATGGGTTATACAACTGTTCCTAGTAAAGGCGTACCCTTTACTAATTATTTCGGCGGAGGCGGAGGCGGCGGAGGTGCTGGCACTCCTGGAGCTGCTGGCGGTCTTGGAGGTCCTGCGGGAGGTCCTGCAGGAGCAGCAGGCTCTGCGGGCACTACAACATCTTCGGGTTCAACAACAGGCGGCGCCGGAGGTGCCGGAGGCGGCGGAACCGGAAGTGCGGCAGGTGCTGGTGGCGCTGGAGGTAATTTAGGAGCTGCTGGTAGTTCAGGGTCTGCAGGCGGAGGCGCTTATCCTACTACATACGGAGCACGTGGAGGAGGTGCTGCAGGCGCTACCGGACCTACCGGTCCGGCCGGGAGCGTTGGTCCTACCGGAGCTACAGGCCCTACTGGACCCACTGGACCAACTGGTCCTACCGGCCCAGTTGGAGCTGTTGGACCTACAGGACCTACCGGACCTGCTGGAACAAACGGCGCGCAAGGAAACTCCGTTTCCGGTAATTCGAATATTACATATATAGCAACAGGAACCAGGAACGGTCCTGTAGGATGAAAATTAGTGTACAAAAATATTTATAACGACCCAAGAGAAAGGTCTCAAAATACCTATAGTTGGGTATATTGGGATCAAGCATTTACAGATAGAGAGTTAGATCAAATAACTCAATATTGTTTGTCTAAAGGTGCAGAGCCCTCTACAATTATGGGGACAAGTAATCAAGAAGAAGTAGAACGAGTTAGAGTATCTCAAACCCATTTTCACCACAGAGATAACAATACTGCTTGGATATTTGATAGATTTAATGATATAATCATGAGATTGAATGAAAGATTTTATGGATTTAATCTTAATGGATATGACTCTTTTCAGTATACTGAATACGACAGCAGTAAATTAGGTAGATATGATTGGCATATGGATACCCAGCTAGGAGCTAACACCTTAATAGAAACTAGAAAACTATCTCTAGTTTTAAATCTTTCTAAACCAGAGGAAGACTACAGGGGTGGCTCTTTTCAACTTAATCTCGGAATGGAAGAAGAGGCAGAGACTGTGCCTTTTCCTCGTGGTAGAATTATTGCCTTTCCATCTTTTATGATACACAGAGTTACTCCTGTAGTAGAAGGTATACGTAGATCCATAGTAGTTTGGGTAACTGGGCCTAAATTCATATAAGGAGATGTATGTTACTAGCGTTTATTCCTAGACCTCAAAAAGTAGTAAGACTTTCTAGCCCTGCTAGTGATTATAATCTCTATACTTCTGAGGGCGTAACCTATCCCTTAGATCTCTACTGTTTTATAACAGCTCCAATATCTAGTACAGCTACAGCGACTCCTGCTTTTAGAACGGGGTCTAGTTGGTCTGCTGGATCTTTGCTATATATTCAAAATAGCACTACTATTACAGGAGCTACGGGATCTACTGGCCCTAATGGAGCAGGCGGAGCCGGAGGTATAGGGTCTACAGTAGCAGGACCTGTTATTAACTCTACAGTAGGTAGTGCTGGTACTTCTGGGACTCCTGGTGGAACAGGAGGTCCTGCTTTTACAGCCGATACTGTTTCTGGTCTTGTAACTATCCTAGATAATGCTAGTGGAACACTTACTGGAGGTTCTGGAGGGCCTGGAGGTAGTGGTGGTGGAGGCGGTGGTGGGGGCGGAGCTGCCGGGTATACCTTTAATCCTGCTAGTAAGGGTGTTCCTGCATATTATGATTACTATAGAGGCGGTGGAGGAGGTGGCGGAGCAGGCTCTCCTGCAGGAGCCGGAGGAGCCGGAAATACTCCTGGTAGCAGCGGAACTAGTACTACAGGAGGAGCAGGTAGTCCTGGTGGCGGAGGCTCTACTATGGTGGCAGGTGCCGGAGGACCTGGAGGTAATCTTGGAGCAGCCGGAACCGCTGGAGGATCAAATACCGATTATCCACTAGGAAGTGCAAACGGTGGTAAGGCTGGCGGATCTGCTGGTCCCAATGGCTCTACAGGCCCGCAGGGAAACTCCGTTTCCGGTAATTCGAATATCAAATATATAGCAACAGGCACAAGAAATGGACCGATTGGATGATAGCACACTCTTTATTTCCTACTCTTATAGGAGAATGGAAACATCCAGACCCTGAGTCTATCAAACAAGCCTTGTTCAAACGCGTGTTTCATCATATAGATGCCCATGGATATTCTATGGAAACTACAGGAGATGTAGACTTACATCTTGATCAAGAGTTTGATCCTCTATTTGATTTTGCGGCTAGTTGCGCCGGTGAGTATCTAGACACCTTGAAACTAGATAGAAACGTTTTTAGTCTTAATCTAGTTAAGACTTGGCTCAATATCATAACAGAGTTTCACACACCACCACATAATCATCAAGATGCTCATCTATCTTTTGTCTACTATATTCAGATACCCGAGGGATTAGATAAGCCTATTTATTTTTCTTGTGAACACAAACCTAACGATTTATTTCATGGTATGATTAATGCTAATATTTTAGAATGGAATACCTGGAATAGCCCGACTTGGTTTTTTAAACCGCAAGAAGGACAGCTATTTATGTTTCCAGGTAAACTATATCATCACACAGGAGGGTATGGCTCTGGTCAGCCAGACATGGGATGTAAAACCCTTGATGACCTAAAACCTAGAAGAATATCTATTGCAGGAGACTTCTTGTTAACCTATAATCGTAAGATAGGTAGAGCCTATGGTATACAACCCGTGTCTAATTGGAGAACGTTCAATGGCAGTTAAATTTAGAATACTTGATAAAGATGTTAATCAGCACTCTATAGTTGTTAGATATTATACAGATATCCTCAGTGAAGATAGTTTAGCAACATCTTTTGTTGTTGATAGCGACGGAAATACTATAATAGATAGAGGCCCTGATGGGACCCCAAAAAGATGTCAAACAGACTATAGTATTAATATCTGGGATGTTAGTGCTACTCAACCGGGAGCAAATACAGATATAATCTTTCAACAGATCAATGACAGTGCTCCATACGACTGGTTCGATCTCAAAGAGCAGATCGTAGATGCTAATGTAGACACAGATATGTTTGTCGTAGATTCATTAATAGGGCAGGTAAGAGAAGCTGTAAGGCCTATCAGATTAGAGCCTATTATTGCAAATGCAAATGCAAATATTTCTGAGAGTGAAATAGAGCAATTAATTCAACGTATAATCAGTAATACAGCACCGGAGGCTTCAGGATGAATGTAAAATTTAAAATAATTGAAACAGATCTCTCTCAACATTCAATTGTTGTAAGATATTATACAGACTATTTTACTGAAGATAACTTATCTAGCTCTTTCACTACTAATAGTTCTGGAGAGCAAACTATAGATAGAAACCCGGACGGATCTCCTAGGCGTTGTATAACTGACTACAATATCAATATATGGAAAACGGATCCTCCCCCTACAGCAGATGATTTAATAGAGTTAGCTAAACAGTCTGCTCCCTATGACTGGTTCAAGCTAAGATATGATGTTCTAAATCCTAATGTTGATACTTCCCTATCAGCAGTAAGTTCTCTATTAGGCAAAGAGTTTGTAGCTGAAGAGCCTGCACCACCACAAAAGCTAGAGGTCATATCAGATAAAGATATAGAATCTCAAATTCAAGAAATGATAAAGGCTCTATCTGCTAACGTAGGATGAATAAAAAACTAGGATATTACTCTATAGGGTTGCAGAATTTTGCATCTAAAATAGATGCCTGTATCCTAGGAACCAAAGTTATAGATAAACTGAATGTTAACGTGAATCCTTTTAATATAGTTAAATGGAACTTTAACGATGATGTTTTTGATAACTATCAGTGGTCAGTAGAACCAGAAAAATCTCTGGATGAGTTATACGATGAGCGTGCCAAAAATCTAAGAGAACAATACGATTACATAATTATAAGTTATAGTGGCGGCGCAGATAGTCACAATATGCTAATGTCTTTTTTAAGACAAGGTCTTTTTGTAGACGAGATAGTAGTTACTCACATGAACAAAGCCATGAAAGATTATGCAATTATTGATCCAAATAACCTTTCAGCTGAGTATGCCTACGCTTCGGAATACGCACTTCAAACTCTTCCTCGTTTAGAAGAAATTAGAATTCAATCTCCTCAAACAAAAATAAGAGTATTCGATGTTAGCGATTCTGTTTTTAATGCTTTTTCTAAACGAATGGACGAAAGTTGGGTGTTTCACGTTAGAGAAGAATTAAATCCTATTGATGCTTCTAGATATAACTATTTACAATATTCAGAATTTAAAACTCAATTAGATTTTAATAAGAAAATAGCAATATTGCTTGGCGTAGATAAGCCAGGCATCATAATAGATGAATCTAATAATAAGATTATATTAAGATTTGCAGATAGATTAGCTAATATTACTCCTATAGGAGAATATGCTAAGGATTATACTAATACTACTATAGAATATTTTTACTGGTCTCCAGATGCTTGTGACCTATTATGCAAACAAGCTCATATAATAGCTAAATGGTTAAAACAAAATCCAAGATTTCAAAAATATTTTATTAAACCGTCTGCAGGTGGCAGAGTTATTTCTGATAGAATACTAAGACCTTTACTATATACTACTTGGAATTCTACTTGGTTTCAAGCAGAAAAAGCTATTTTTGATTGGTATTCTAATTTTGATAGTTGGTTTATACAAGGACATTTTAATAGTTTAGAATATCTCTTATGGAGAAAAGGTTTAAACTATGTAACTAAGAATTGCAAATATTTCATAACACCAGGAAAAACTCCGGACGGACTAGCTAGATTTTATAAAGAGTATGAATTCACAAATCTTAAATAATCCTTACTATAATTATTATACAGTAAATAATATTCAATATCCTACTAAGCTATTTGCTAAAATAGCTTCTGAGCTTATGGAAGATAAATACCCTGTTTTATGGAGTTTACCGCATTTTGAAAACGCCTTGAATACTTTAAATCTTTTACAAGAACCAGAAGAGTCTATATCTTCTCTATACTTAAAAAGAGCCGAACAGCTTAGAAATGATTATGATTATTTAATCTTACTCTATAGTGGAGGCAGTGACAGTCACAATATTTTAGAAACATTTATGTTCAATGGTATATTCATAGATGAAATTTTAATCTTAGATCAATTTGATAGAAGTTTTCGAGCTAAACTTGAAGATCAAAATTTTGAGTTTTTACATCTGAGCGCATATGAAGCCCAGCTATGTGCTATACCATTAGCACAATATTTTATTGATACCTATAGTCCAAAAACAAAGTTAACAGTAGTTGATAATTCATTCTCTACTCACGCACATTATTGGATAAATTTACAAGAAAAAACCATGTATGAAAATTTGAAATCATCGGGCACATTAGGTATGATTGGTAAGACTCCTGTACGTATCAAAGATTTAAGCCTCTATAATTCCGCGTGGAAAAAAACAAAAGAAAGCAAAAAAGTAGCACATATTTGGGGCAGAGACAAGGTAGTTGTTAGATATGACGATACAGGATTCTTCATATCTTTTGTTGATAGCACCTTTACTGACTATATAGATGTGTATAATCAGCTAACTATAGAAGATTTACCTCAAGATATTGAATTCTTTTACACACATCCTACTACCGTAAAAATAATTATAAAACAAGCCCATCTGATAATGAATAAATTACCGTTTTACAAAATAAATCCTAAAATAATTACTAGGAAATATGAAAATCTTTTAGCAGACATAATATATGATAGAAAAATACCCGCCCCATACCTAGGTTTAAAGGCTGGTGATTTTGAAAATTGGAATAAATATCTATATAGTAAAGATGTTTCGAAAAATGTTTTACCAATCTACAATATGGCTGAGTTAGTATTATTAAAAAACTTAGATAATGCAGTTACAGATAGTTTTCAGAAACAAACAACGATTATATCTCAGCTTTTAAAATGCAAAGAAGATGAGGTTGAAGGAAAACTTTCTCAAAATTATTCAGTTAAAAGATACTACATAAAATACTTTGACTAATATGCACTGGTTAACTACAAATATTTCAGAAAGATGGAGTAATCCAAACGTTGATTTCAAAGCTAGTATTAAAAGAACTAGCTTTGAGAAAGTTCCCTTTGATGTTGCGGTAGACAATGTAATAAAAGATATTGCTTCTCAAAAGATATTTGTAGCCTTTAGTGGAGGTTACGATTCTGAATTTATTATCAGAAGGTTACATAAGTTACAAGTAGATTTTGTTCCTGTTTTAATAGATCTCGAAGGTTTGGAGATAGAAAGGCTTTTTGCTTATAAAGCTTTAAGAGAGCTGAAGATTGAAGCCAAAGTTATTAAACTATCTCTTAGTGACTTTCTAAGTATATACTATGATAAGATATATAAAACTATAAACGGAACTGCTTGGCCCTCTGCTCAATATCTTTCTTGCGAATATGTTTTGGGCGAAAAAGGACTTTGGGTTGATGGGGGACATATACTAGGAGATGGAGAAGATATAATCTCGCAACAAAATTACTATCTTCCTGAGTGGGATTTTTATTGTTCTACTCTTTTTCCAACCGCAAAGATATGTAATTTTTTTCTACACACTCCACAAATAGCCTATGCTAGTTTAGCAGCTGTCAGAGATACAGATTTAACTTGGGCAGATTACAAAGAAAGAGTATTTGCTGTTAGATATAGGCCGAAAATAAGACCGCAGTATTTCTTTAACCCTAAATTAAAAGATATGCTCGAGCAGTTAGAGATAAATAGAAAACACAGACCACAGACAAAAACATTTTTCGGCACCAGAGAAGTCTTAATGAACAGGATATCTGAATGACGTATTTAATATTTCAACTAATAGTCTGGTCTCTATTATTATACCTTTGTCATAGGTTAGCACATATTGTTCCATTTCTATGGAAATATCATCAAGATCACCATTTACAGATCTATAAACAAACTAATAAAGGACATCATTGGTCAAACTATTTCTTATTTTTTGATACCTGGAGAAGCACCATAGATCAATGGCTGATAGAAATAATACCTACAATATTATTGTGTTTAGTTTTTCAAGATTTTACTGTATTCATAATCTATTATGTTTGGGCTGTTTGTATCCAAGAAAGAGTAGAACATAACTATCATTTTGATGTATACCCATTTCTTACAAGCGGTAAATGGCACTTAGTTCATCACTCTGAGTATACTAAAAATTTTGGAGTTTTTACTCCTGTTTGGGATATACTTTTTAAAACTTATAAGGCAAAGTCATGAATAAAAAGCTAGGGTATTATACAGTCGGAGATAGAATATTTTATTCAAAAGTTGAGGCTTGTATGTTTGCAACTAAACTTTTTAATAAGCTAGATCATAAATTGAATATTAAACCATATCAGCTTATAACTTGGAATTTTAATAACGAAGCTTTTAATAATTATGACTGGACTATAGAGCCAGATAGTTCACTAGATGAATTATACGATATAAGATCAAAACATTTACGGGAGCTATATGATTATATAATTATAAGTTTTAGTGGCGGAGCTGATAGTTGGAATATAATCATGTCTTTTTTAAGACAAGGTTTATTTATTGATGAGATTGTTGTTACAAGAATGCACAACGCAATGAAAAATTTTGCTATTGTTGATCCGATCGAGACATCTGCAAAATATTGCTATGAAGCTGAGTTCGAGCTACAGACTAAATTTAGATTGGCCGAAATATCTAACCTATCTCCTAAAACTAAAATTACAGTAATAGATACATCAAATTCAGTTTTTGATTTTTTTACCAAAAACAACGATGAAAGCTGGACACTAAAAGTTAGAGAAGAATTAAATCCGGTTGACGCATCTAGATTTGATCTATGTAAATTTGCAAACGTTGAAAGAGTCTTAGATGTAAATAAAAAAATCGGTATAATTGTTGGAATGGATAAAGCTAAAATAAGAATACAGAAAACAACTAATTTAGTTGAGCTTGTTTTTACGGATAGAACTGCTAATCAAATACCTATTGGAGAAAATTTGACCCGATACACTAATAGCACTATAGAGTATTTTTATTGGAGTCCAGATGCTTGTGATCTATTATGTAAACAAGCTCACGTCATTAAAAAATGGCTTGAAAAAAATCGTTACTATCAAATATTTTTTCATGAGTCCCCTATTTTATTAAAAGACAATCGACATGCTACTGATAGAATTTTAAGGCCTATTTTATATACAACTTGGAATAAAGACTGGTTTCAATCAGATAAAAATCAGCTAGATTGGCACGCAGAAAATGATTATTGGTTTATAACTCAATCACAAAATACTATTGAACATTCTCTATGGAGATCTGGGTTAGATTATGTAAAAAAACATTGTAGTCCATATATACAATATTATTTAGATGATCTATCTTTTCCAGATGGATTAATTAGACTTAAAAACTTTTACAAAATTGGCTACCTATATAACAAAGAAATAAAAATTACTAACATCAATACAAGACAAAATATAAATCAAAAAAAACTAATAGCTGATTTAACTGAGAGAGATTTACAGAATCTAATTTATGTAAATTTGAAATAAAATTATGGATTATGTTATCGCCTCTTTTTTTGGTATGATTGCCGGTATATTAATAGGTCTCTTACCCGGTTTAGGAACTACCTCTTTTTTATTAATATGCTTTCCCTTTTTAATCTCACAGTCTCTTATTTTTTGCATAATATTTTACTGTGTGGCCTCTTCTATAAGTCAGTATTTTGGAAGCGTAACTACCCTCACTTTTGGCATACCTGGAGAAAATACTAGCTTACCACTATTTTCTATAAAAGACAAAATATTGGAATCTAATAGGCTGAATGAGGTATATTATCTATGTGCATTCGGTAGTCTTATAGCTTCTTTATTATCTTTGGTTATTTTATACTTTAGTATAGATTTTTTCTTATCTAATATTTTTTATCTAAAATCCTATTTCTCCTTATTTTTTGCAGTTGTTGGGCTTTTTTTGTGCGTGCTTTATTCTGACAATAAGATAGTTACTTCAATTATTTTATTGCTTGTTGGTTGGTTTTTTGGTAAGGTAGGGTATAATGACATATCAAATTCAAGTTTTATGACATTTAATAACCCTTATCTATACTCTGGGATACCAGCCTTACCTGCTATTATGGGCATATACGCTTTACCAAGCTTATATTTTATGACTAAAAAACTCAAAAATATGAAAGGGACTAGTAACAGTTTTCTGGTAAACTTCAGTTTAGTTAAAACTTCTTCTAAGAATTTAGTTACTATATTAAGATCTTCTATAATTGGCTTTATAAGCGGATTAATACCTTATATAGGTAATGGAATAAGCAGCAATCTAGCTTTTAATATAGAAAAGAAATTAAGGCCTGATAATTTTGTTGCTCAAGCTGCTGCAGCAGAATCTGCTAATAATTCAGCAAATATATCTGTGTTAGTTCCTTTGTTGTTTTTAGGAGTAGCTATAGTTCCTAGCGAGTTTGTACTACTAGAGATTATAACCTCTAGTAACAATTTTATTAACTGGAAAACTATATACGACAATTTCCCAATACTTTTATTGTTATTATTATCTACTAATACCATTGCTTTTTACCTATCGTGGACTTGTCTTAAAAAATTCAATAAGTTTATAACTAACTTATCGTCGTATATACCCATATTGATTTTTGGATTAGTTATATCGTCTATTTTTTACTTAGGTTTTGAACTAAGTCAAGGAACTTTTTACTTAATTGTTCTTTTTCTTTTCTTTTCACTAGGGTTACTGTTAAATAAATTAGATCTATTACCATTTACCTATGCTTTTTTACTTCAAAACAATGTAGAACAGCTTTTTTACAGATTTTATCAAATTTATATACTATAAGAGGATTTTATGTTACTAAAAACTTTTTTAATAATTTTTATGTGTATCTTCTATTTAAAAGACACACACGCTACTCAAATAACATTGATAACAAATGGAACAGTAACAGGAACAAACGGTCAGCAAGCAAAAATATTTGCAGACTCATTGAGTAGAGCAGATCTTAAAACAGAAGTGGCTATTACCAATCAAAACTGTGCCTTAGCTAAACTTTTATGGCAAAATAGCAATACTCCTACATTGATGTTAATTGCTCATGGAATTGACGGATTAACGGATAAAAACAATACGGCTTGTTATTTAGAAGAAAAAACTTATGATATAATTTTTTGGGTATATACCAACCCTTATTTCTTTTGCTCCGTATCTAGTAAGACGTGGGAAGATTTAACAAGGCCTAATATTGTACGTACAGTAGCTATACATCCAGAAAATAAAAGTGCGGAGCTGTTTGAAATCTTATCTAAAAAATATAATAATAAAATAAAAACAGTTAAGGTAAATAATTCTAGCGCTGTTTTAACTATGGCAAAAGCTCAAGAAATAGATTTTGCTTTTAGATCTGGTATATATGACTTAGAGGTATTTAAAGATAAGTGTCTATGGTCCAGTATACCTCATAGAGATTTACCTACTATAAAAGATGTTTTACCTGAGTTTGAAAAGGCTAATCACACGTTTTCTATCAATGCTTACTTGATTGCTAAAAACATTAACCCTTCCGATAGTCCTAAAATAATTAATAAGCTAAAAGAGGCTTGGAATTCTTCTGATATGCTACAAATACACAGACGGAGAGGCTATGATAACTTTTTAGTTGATTTTAATAGTGAACAAGAGTATAAAAATAGATTAACACAATTAATAGAGATTCTAAAAAATGACTGAAACTACTCCTATATTAGAGAAAAAAAATACCGTTACTATAGATGGAGAAGATTTTGAAATCTGGTATGACAGTGATTTTATGAACAGCGAAACTACTCTGCTATTTTTAAAAACAATGGTAGAGATTACAGAAAAGGATTGGTGCCCTTCTTCTCTGTCTTGGTGTTTAGATATAGATAAGTGCAAGGTTTTTTATTGTAAGAATAGTAACAATGAAGTAGTAAGTGGAATAGTTTGTTTTTACTCTGCTAGAAACAGAACCGGTTGGATATTAATGACTTTTACAGATCCTAAACATAGACAGAAAGGTTTTAATACTATATTATTTAACTACGTAGAAAGTTATTTTAAAAGTAAAGGAGCTAAACGAATATCAGCTAGTGTAAACAAAAATAACTCTCCAAGATTAATAGCCTCTTTAAAAAATAATAGGTCAATAGAGTATGTAATCTTAAATAAGGAATTAGTATGACTACTGAGAATAACCATTATCAACATTTATGGGATGATAAATCTTATTACTTTCCAGAACGTATAGATTACTCTATAAAATTTGGAAAAGCTACTAGTATCTCACTTCTTAAAAATGCCGTTATAAGCACCGCGGAAAAAATTATTACAAATCATAAAAATGTTAATTTATTTTTGTCTGGAGGATTAGATAGTCAAGCTGTTCTTTTAGGGTTTATTCATAGCGATAATAAGCATAAAATAAATGTGAAACTAATTAGATTTAAAAACTTATTAAATGACTTTGATTTTGAAATAGGACTAGCTGCGTGTAAATTATATAAAATTAACTATGAAATTATTGATATAGATTATGAAGATTTTTTAAAAAATGAATATGAAATATATGCTATTAGATTGTCTACGTTAGATCCACAATATACTTTACTATTAAAAATTCTTGAACAATCTACAAATAGTTCTGTAGATGTATTTGGCCTTGGAGATTTTAATTTTAGATACCTATATGACAGGGATCTTTTTATATATGAGGAGTCTGAGTATGTAGGTAGATTTAGAGAATATTGTAAAACTTTTATACCATTTTACAGATATGATCCTAATATTATAGCATCTTGGTTAGCAGACAATAATTTTAGAAACTTTATTAATAAAAAAGTATCTCAACGAGATTGGGATATATTTAAAAACGTTTTTTACTCTACGCATTTTCCAAATTTGTCTTCACGTATAAAAATCACAGGATTTGAAAAAATAACAAAAGAAGTCGAAGCTGCTAAAAGGAGAGTTAGACCTTTATTATATTCTAAAAATATTATTAAAGAATATACTTATGTTGATTATTTAAATATTATTAAAGGATAGTTTTAGTATGATCGAAATACCTACGGAATTATTACAGGATTTAATTAGTAAATATTTACAGAAACTTCACGTAGATCAAGAAGTTAGCCATTCTGTTGCCAGAAGCATTGTTATAGCACACGAAAACAAGCACCCTTCGCACGGAATACAATTATTAACAACGTATGAAAACTGGTTAAAAAAAGGTATACTCAATAAAACTAAGAATATAAAGTATGTAGATTTTACTAATAATGTTTATATATATGATGCTGATAAAACCTTTGGTCAGTATGTTTTATCCTCCCTCTTAAAGAAACATTTAAAAATAACTGATAGCTTAGGCTCTTCTATGTTTTTTGTAAAAAATATGGGACATTTAGGATACATAAAATCTGTTTGGCAAGGTATAGATTTATCTAATTATTTTGGGTTTTTAGTAAGTAACATTGAAGGTAGTAAGTTAGTAATACCTTATGGGGGATCTACTAAAAAACTAAGCACAATGTGTTTATCAGGTTTTTGTACTAATAATTTTTGTTTTGATATGACATTACCTAGTAATAGTGAGAATAATATTAAACATTTACTGCGGCAGAATAAATTACTAGAAAAGCCTCTATCTTTAAACGGAACACATACTTTAGATCCAAAACATATGTATGATGCTGAAAATAATAACCCTCTAAAGAGCCAAGCAGGTATAATATTTGACTCTCATAAACTGTTTAACATAGGATTATTAATAGAGCTTATGTGTAATATTTTTATACCTTCTACAGATAAAATTGATAGAAATAGATTCTATTCTAATTGTTTTGTGTTTCTTATAGATGCGAAAAAATTTAATAAAGAAGTTTCAGAAGATGTAAAAGCTTATTTATCTAATTTGAAGGAAAATGCTGTTTATATAGCTAATAATAACAAAACAAAAAATACAAAAGTATTTTTACATACTTTTGAATGGGAAATACTTAAAAATTTAATTGGAGAATCTAATGTATAGAGTTCAATACACGTTAATGAAAAGTAATATAACTTTAGAGAGCGCAAATGAAGCTTGCAAACTTGCTAATTCAGGCTTGGGTTATATAGAATTACTGAATGAGAATATAATCTCTAGAGAAATTATAGTTGGTCCAAATAGTATTTCATATGTGACTTTTTGGGAATCAAAAGAGAAAAATGATGATTTTACTAATCGAGTATACTTAACAGAGTTAAACGAATTTAACGTAAGACTACAAAATATGGGATTCCTTATAGAGATTACTAAATCTTTTGCAGCATCTTAAGGACACTCTTTATATTTTTTGTAGTCTAGTGCTATTAAAAATAGTATATTTCCTATAGAGGAAAAAATGTTAAAATTTATTTATTTAATTACTAGTATTGTTTTATTTAACCACACAGCTTTAGCTCAAACAAGAGATAAAACTCTGATTATCGGCATGGATATCTCAGACGGAATTACCTATGATCCTTCTCGTCAAGCAGATATCTCCACACCCTTTACAATAGGAAATGTGTACGAAACTTTAGTTACTGCTACTCCAGACAATTATGAGGTTCTAAAGCCTGCACTTGCAAAGAAGTGGGAGACTTTGGACTCAGGAAAATCTTGGAGATTTTATCTTCGTGATAATGCCAAATTCTGGAACGGCGAATCTGTTACTGCACACGATGTCAAATTCACATTTGATAGAATTAAAAATATGAATTATCAACCAAAAGAGTTTGTTGATAATGTGAAAGAAGTTCTTGTTGTCGATGATAAAACTGTTGATATCTTCGTTGTCAATCCAAAAGAAAACATCTTGCCAATTCTAACGACCGTATCACTTGGAATTTATTCAAAGAAACAAGTAGAAGCTGTTGGCGGCAGAAGTGATGATCAGACGCACTCTAAAGATACTGCAACCAAGTATTTTGATAATAACTCTTTCGGATCTGGGCCCTATAGGATGACTAGATGGACCAGAAATGAAGTTGTTATTTGGGAAAAGAATGTTCATTGGTACAAACCAGTATTTTTTGATCGTGTTATTATTCGTCACATTCCTGAAGGTGCAAATCAACTTTTAGCTCTGCAGACAAACGAAATTGATATTGCCTTTAATTTATCTAATGAACAAGTTGAGATAGCAAAGAAGCGTAATATGAACATTGTTTCTGAACCAAGCCTTGATTACGTGTACATGGTTCTTACAACAACCCCTGACTTAAATAAAGCCCTTGCAGATAGAAATGCAAGGCTAGCAATTGCACACGCAATTGACTATGATGGAATTATTACGCACTTATTAGGTGGGTATGCAGTTAGGCCACCATCTATTATTCCAATAGGAATTGGTGGAACTACTAAAGAACAAACTGAGAAGTTTGGTTATAAGTTGGATTTGAATAAGGCTAAAGAATATTTAAAAGCATCAAACAACCCAGACGGATTTCAATTTACTTTTCACTACTCAACTTCGCCAACACTGAATGTGCGTTCCTCTTTATTGGCGCAGAAAATCAAATCAGATCTTGCAAAGATCAATGTAGAAGTTGTTCTACATCCGATGGATGCAGCAACATTAATAACTCAATATAGAAATGCTAAATTACAATCGGCGATTGCATCTTATACGATTGATGCACTTGATGCAAATCTTTGGACAAGACCCTTTGTTACAAGAATTGCAAAGAGAATGCATTGGGAACCCACTAAAGATTTTGTAAGTCTTGCAGATACTGCAGCTGAAGAATCTGACGTGATTCGTAGAAATGCGTTATACGAACAATATCAGAAACGGATGATAAATGAATCTATATTTATCAATCTTGCCCAGCCTGTATTTAAAGTTGCATCTAGTAAAATGTTACAAAAAGTTAACTTAACAGCTGCGGGTTGGTATATGAACGTAAGTGAAATATATAAGTAAAATATATGGATAAAAAACTATATGGTTATTATTCAGTTGGAGATAAAGTATTTTTTAAAAAGATACAAGCCCTATTGTTTGCTTCCGAACTATTAAAAAGTCCAAAAATAGATCCATATAGAAATTTAATTACCCCGGATCAACTAATTAAATGGCACTTTAATGATGAAGCTTTTGACACTTACGACTGGACTAAGGAGCCTGAGCAAAGTCTTGATTATTTATACTACGAAAGAGCCAGATATCTTAGGCAAAAATACGACTACATAGTAATATACTATAGTGGAGGATGCGATAGCCATAATATGGTGATGGCTTTCTTAGAGCAAAATTTAAAAATTGATGAAATTGTTGTTCACCACGTCGAAACAGGCATAAAAATTCTTAATCAGTATAATATAGATCCTAAAGACCCAAAAATTCAACCCCATACAGAAACTGTACTACAAATATTTCCGAGATTAAAAGAAATCCAAATATTAGATCCTAATATTAAGATTAATCTATTTGATACTACTCAGCATACTATAAATATTTTTTCAAAATTTCAATCAGGAGATTGGATTTTAAATGTTAGAGAAGAATTAAATCCCGTAGATTCTGCCAAATATAACTTTACTAGTTTTGATCATTTTAAAAAAATGATTGATGGTAATAATCGAGTAGGTATTTTGATAGGTTTAGATAAACCTGGTATAAAAATAAAAAATAATCAAGTTTACATGACTTTTGCAGATAGACGCTTTAATCTTAATCTATTCTATGCTGAAATACAAAACTATTCAAACGCTCAAGTTGAGTTTTTCTATACTAGCCCAGACGCCTGTGCGTTAATTAGTAAACAGGCACATACGTTAAAAAATTGGATTGTATCTTCACCAGTCAATCGAGAGATGGTTAGTATTCATAGATTTCAAAGTCTTGCAGTAGCTGCTAATGCTAAACAGTTCTTAGAAGAGAATGCCAGACTTCTTTTATATCCTAGAACATGGAATAAAGAGTGGTTTCAGGCAAAAAAAGGATTACTAGATTGGCATGCAGAAGCAGATATTTGGTTTCATTTACTATGTCCGCCAAATACTGTTCAAGGTTCTTGTTGGAGAGACGGTATAGGATACGTAAAAAACAATATAGATAGTTATTTTTTTTACGAAAATGATGGATTTATAGAATTTACAAAAGAATATATTTTAACAACTTTAGAGGATTATTAAGAGGTGTTATATGTTAAAAATTATACTTACGTTTATTATAACTATTTTTATGCAACCGGTTTTCGCAAAAGAACTGATGCTTATCAATAATGGATCCTCTACAGGTATTAACAGTCAACTTCTACAAGAATATGTTAAACAGTTTTCTGACTATAAAATAAGTGTTACGCATACTAATTCAAATTGTGCTTTGAGTAAAATACTATGGAATAATTCTAATCAACCTACTATGTATGTTTTAACTACTAATATAGATGGTTCCTCAGATAAAAACAATTTATTGTGCTATATGAAATTTAATAGTGATAATTTACTATTTATAAATTATTCTGCACCTGTTGAACTATGTTCTATTAGTTCTAAATCGTGGGAAGATTTGATAAAACCGAATAGTAGCCATGTTATAGGAATTACTGCAACTACTACATTCCTACCAGAACAATTCTTAACTAAACTTTCAGATATATACGGAATTAAATTAAAGTATGTTAGAATTAATACTAACGCTGAATTTATGACGCTTGCAAAATCACAAGAATTAGATTTCGGATTTAGGACAGGCTTAAGTGGGTTAGAATTTTTTAAAAATAAGTGTATTTGGAATGTTTCACAGTTAGACAATACTTCTATACCTACCATTCAAAGCTCAAAGATGTTGTACGATAATTTATACGAAGAATCTGTTATTCTACATAAAAACCTATCAAACGAACAGATAAAAAACTTTAGAGATAGATTACATAGATCATGGAGTTCTCTAGAATCTGTAAGTTTACGACAAAAAAGAGGTTACGATGATTCTTTAATTAGTTATAAAACTGAAGAAGAGAGGGTTACATTATTTAATAAGTTTTTATCTAGATTTTAAGTAGGACTTATGATGCTATCTAAAGGAGAGTTAACTATATTTTTATCGAGCGAAATAAATATTATAATTTTATGTTTATTATGTATCTTGATTATACATAAGATTTATTATACAAATGATAGAAACACATCCATATTATAATTTTTACCAATATAAAGACCATAAATATAATAGTAAAATTTTTGCTGCTGCAGCAGCATATATGGCTTCCAATGGGAAAGATATAACTAAAAATATAAGTTGGTGTTTATTTAATTTTGAAATGGCGTTAGATAGATTAGACCTCTTAGTAGAGCCAGAAAAAAGTCTTCAAGAATTTTATCTGGATAGAGCTATTCATTTAAGAAATAATTACGACTATCTGATACTTAATTATAGTGGAGGTCCTGATAGTCACCAAATTCTAGAAACTTTTATGCTTAATGGTATTTTTTTGGATGAGATTTTTATCTATAGTCATTTCGACGAAGGTACTATTGATTCTCTATATAACAACGATTCAACCACTTTTGCTATGTTTCCAGAGTTTTACGAAGCACAAAGAAGTGCAATTCCTATAGCAAAATATCTAGTAGAAACATATTCTCCTGCTACAAAAATTACTTATATAGACAATTTTTATAAAATACATAAAACATTCTGGGAAAATATAAATGAAAAAAATTTTTTAGAAGATATAAAGGGAAATGCTAGTGTTATGTTAACTCATAGACATATAGTTAGATCTAGAAATCCTAATTTTTCTAAAGAATGCAAAGATTTAAAGCAGAAAAAGAATACTGCTCACATATGGGGATTAGAAAAACCACACCTGGTCTATGATGATACAGGCGTATTTTTTGTTTTAGAAGATCATACTATTCGCAGTAGAATTGATTTACAGCATTTATTAACAACAGAAAATATTCCTAATAATCATGAATTATTTTATATACACCCATGCTTTGCAGATATGTTTTTAAAAAGAGCGCACGTTATTCATAAAAATTTTTCTAAAGATTTTTTTAATAATCCTAAATCTCCAGCTTCTAGTAGAAAAAATGAAAACGAACTTGCTAAGGTTTTATATAGTTTTAAAACAAAATTACCTTATATGGGTTTAAAAATAAGTGATTTGCTAAGTAGATACGATGATTATCCTATATTAAAAGAACTTAGTAAAACTGGTATAATTCCTGGATATGTAGATATGGTAGAACCTCTTAATATGAAACTGTATGTAGATAGTAAAAATTCTTTAGCTTCTATAAATTATGATAAGTTTGTAGATTTCTTATATCAGAATTTATTTAAATACGTAGATAAAAGAGATTTTTTACATAATTTATGTAAAGGCTTACCTAGTAAAAGATATTACATAAAATACTTTTCATGATTGATATCTGTATTAATTCTGCTCCTATAATTATCATAGCAAATTGTAGATCTGGATCAACCGCATTAGCGTTTCATCTAGCTAATAAATACGGTCTTAAATGTTTTATAGAACCTTTTGATAATCATAACGTCTTATCTTTCCCTCAACATAAAAAAGATTTTATTAATTTTATTTTGAGTAAAAGAAAAGATTTTGTTTTAAAATTTATGGCCGGTCAGATTACAGAATTTAATTGTTATGAGCAGATGGCTAAAAGTTCTTATTTTAAAATAAAGCTAAATAGACGAAATAAAGTAGAACAGATATTGAGTCTATATGTAGCTGATAAAAGAGAAAAATATGCTAAATTAAAAACTGAAACTAAACAAGTGTACTCCATACCTATAGATTTAAAACATTTAGTTTATGTATCTAGTGGTATATTAAGAAATGATTTTTTACTTAATAACTTACCTTTTACTTATAATTTAGATTTAATATACGAAGACTTAGGCTTTATAAAAGATACAGATCATACTTTTAGTGATCTTCCTGATAATGCAGAAGAGATAAAAGAAGAAATTAAAAAAATATTAAATCTGCAATGGGATTCCATAGAAAGATCTTACCTAAGGTTTAAATCTTCTTAATTAAATAATTAACATTTTACAGTTATAAATAAGAAAGTTATTATATCTTTAATGTCTAAAAAGTACAAGCAACAACCTGAAGAACAACCTAGGTATCAAAAAAGTCTTATACCTAAAACAGAAAATCAAAGAAGATACTACAGCAGCTTACAAGACTATCCGATTACCATCGGATTAGGCAGCGCCGGAAGCGGTAAAACATATATAGCAGCATATCAAGCAGCTTGGGAATACGAGCGAGGCCTAGTAGATAAGATTATCCTAGTAAGACCTGCAGTTACCAATGAGAGTTTTGGCTTTCTACCTGGAACTCTTGAAGAAAAATTAGATCCTTATATGCGACCTCTGTTCGATTGCCTTGAACAGAGGTTTGGCGTTAAGAAGCTAGATTCGATGATACAGTCTGGCGAGATAGAACTAGCTCCACTAGCATTCATGCGTGGTAGAACTTTTAATAAGAGCTTTGTCATCCTAGACGAGGCTCAAAATAGCACCCGAGATCAGATGATGATGTTTTTAACTAGGTTTGGTGAAGGTGTAAAAGTAGCTATTACGGGAGATCTCGATCAAAGTGATCTTAGACATGATAATGGATTAGAGTGGGCAGTTAGACGATTGTCTAATTGTGCCAGCGTATCAATAGTGCGTTTTTATCAAGATGATGTTGTTAGAAGCCATCTTGTCAAAGAACTTATGAGGCATTTACAATGAGTGATGATGTAGATAAGATTAAAGAAATTGCCTATAATAATAAGGCTAGATTAGAGACTCACGAGGCTCTATGCACTTTAAGATATGAACAGATTTTAGAAAAATTAGAATTTAGTAATAGTCAGATAGCCGCTCTTGCCGCTAAACTAGAAACATTGTCTACTATAGCCGTGCAAGGTAAAACATCTATCTCTACTACAGTCTGGTTACTAGGAGCAGGAGCTGGAACGTTTACGTTCTTCATTTTTATACTCAAAACATTTAGACTTATTTAATGCCGTTTTTTAAACTTAATATTCAGAAGTTACTTGAAAAAATACCCTCTAGGTATGCTAGAGATGAAAAAGTAATATTTAACGATTCTCAATGGGGTCTTTTTAAAGGCCTTGAAGAACACCGATTTTGGGTGCATATTGCTGCGCGTCGTACAGGTAAGAGCTTTGGCGCATCTATCCTTGCACTAGCTAAACTACTTGAGCCTAATCAACAAGTTATTGTAGTGGCTCCTAACTTTACCCTAAGTTCTATTATTTGGGATTATGTAACAGATTTAATACAAGAACTTAAGATAGAATGTGATCGTTTCAATCAAAAAGATAAAGTAATAAAACTTATTAATGGTTCTACGTTTAGGCTGCTTTCTGCTAACAATAGAGACTCTCTTGTTGGTAGAGCGGCTAATTTTTTAATTGTAGACGAGGCAGCAGTCATAGATGATGATGAGTATTTTACCAGAGACTTACGCCCTGCTCTTTCTACCTTTAATGATTCTAGGGCTCTCTTTATTACTACTCCTCGCGGAAAAAACAATTACATCTATGAGTATTTTAATCGTGGTCCTGACGAGCGCTATTCTGAGTGGGGTAGCTCTCTATATACTTGGAGAGCTAATCCACGTCTTTCAATAACGGATATCGAAGAAGCTCGTAGTATTATGTCTGAACAGCTCTTTAAACAAGAGTATGAATGTGAGTGGTCTACTTTCGAAGGTCAGATATATGCAGTGGATGAGACTAGACATTTATTAGACCTGTCTGATATACAACCTAAAGATAGTCGATTTGATTTTATCGGTGGATTAGACCTTGGATATAGAGACGAAACCGTATTCTTAGTAGTGGCTACAGATGGTGAGAATTTCTATGTAGTAGATGAGTATATTAGTAAAGAAGCTACTACCTCTACTCATGCAGAACATTTTAGAGAACTTATAGATCATTGGGGAGTTAATTCTATCTACATAGATAGTGCGGCTCAGCAAATGAAAGCAGACCTTGCATATGAATATGATATTTACTGCGAAAACGCTAATAAGTATCAAAATGAAGGTATAACGCATTTACAAGTTTTACTTGAACATAATAGATTAGTTTTTAGCTCTACGGTTCCTAAAACCTATCAGTCTATGTGTGCATATAGATGGAATGATAGAGGTGAGAAAGAAAAACCTCTACATGATTGGGCTTCTCATTGTTGTGATGCACTTAGATACGCTATCTATACACACGCTAAAAATAAAGTAAGTATCTACGGATAAGACAAAGTAAATAAAAAAGTTTAGACAACAATATTATACACTGTTATCATATTGTATGAGGTATAACCTTGAGTGATACATTTTTAGGACGTACTAGAGCATGGGTGGCTGAAAAGCTAAATCCAGTTCAGCCCTCTATCGCTAGAGACGCTGGTTATCAAGTACCTGAAACAATAGTTGATTTTGAAAGAGCTTATCGTGACGTAGAAGTAATACGTCGCGCTGTAGACATTATTATCAACGCTTGTGCAAATGTGCCATTGACCATAGACGGTGGTGCAGCTCCTAAAAAATTAAATAAACTTTTAAATATAACTCCTAATCCTTTTGAAGATAGAAATAGAATATTTCGCAGATCTTTCCTAGATTTTATGCTAGATGGTAATGCCTTTTTTTACTATGATGGAACATCTCTATATGCATTACCTGCTAACGAAGTAGCTATTCAGCCCGATGAAAAGACTTTCGTTAAAAATTATCAATATCAACTCAGAAGTGGTTCGGTTCTTTACGGTTTTGATAAGCCAAAAGTTAATAATATAAACTTTGACCCGGATGAGATTATCCATGTAAAATCAGATAATGAAGATTCAATCTTTAGAGGTTCCTCTAGGTTAAAGCCTCTTAGAAGACTGATAGAGCTGTATTATGCTTTAACAGACTTCCAAAGACAGTTCTTCAAAAATAATGCAATACCTGGCATGGTTTTACAGACAGATTCTGTACTAAGTCAGAAGGTAAAAGAAAGACTACTAGAAGCCTGGAGAAATACTTATTCTAACGTATTTCAGGGAGCTAGAAGTCCAGCCATCCTAGACGGTGGTTTAAAAATTGAAAAGTTTAGTAACATCAACTTCAGAGAACTAGATTTCGAAGCTTCAGTTGATAGATTACAGCAAGATATGTGTAAGGCGTTAGGTGTACCTTATGTCTTACTAAAAAGCGGTAATAATGCTAACATAGAAGTAAACGAAAGACTTCTATATAATCACGTTGTTCTACCTATACTACATAGTTATTGTAGCGCCTTTCAGTTATACTTTGCGGGAGATGTAAAAATATATCCAGATAAGTATGCGATCTCTGCTCTACAACCAGATAATAAAACTCAGGCTATGTATTATACTACTCTAGTAAATGGAGGTATCATATCTCCTAACGAAGCTAGAGAAGGTTTAAGACTATCAAGATCTACAGATCCAGAAATGGATAAGATAAGGGTGCCTCAAAATATAGTAGGTAGTGCTACAGACCCTTCTCAGGGCGGTAGACCGGTAGAAGAAGATAGAACAGAGCCTACAACAGTTACTCCCTTAGAGGATACAAACACACAAGGATCGACTAATGGATAAGAAATTTTACTTAAGTGCCTCATTTGAAGCGAATTCTGTACAGAAGAAAACAGGTAGCAAAAGTTTAAAAATTGCTGGCTATGCTAATACTGTAGATAAGGATCGCGCAGGTGATGTTGTACTTCCAGCAGCATGGGCTAAGGGAATAGACAGGTTTCGTAAGAATCCTGTTTTATTATATCAGCACAAACACGAAAATCCGATCGGCAGAGTAGACAAAGTAACTGTTGATAAAAAAGGTATGTTCATTGAGGCTTCCGTTAGTGAAGCTGCTGAAAAATTACACGGGGTTCATAGTCTCATAAAAGACGGAGCCCTAAAAAGTTTTAGCGTAGGTTTTCTAGTAAAAGACGGAAAACTAGATAAGGCTAACGATACATTCGTTATATCTGATGTTGAATTACTAGAAATCAGCGTTGTAAGTGTTCCTGCTAACCAGGAAAGTCTTTTCTCTGTAAAGAAGAATTTTGAAAATCAAGAAGAGTATGAGACCTTTAAAAAGTCTTTTCCAGTTCAAGATGCAAAAGAAGAAGAAGAGATTAAAGCTTCTATGACTTCAGAAGAGAAAGCTATCTTAGAAAACGAAGGCCCATATAGAATTGGTATAACTACTCGTGATATGGGACACTATCATATTTTCCAAATGACAGATACAGACGATGGCGCTACTATTTTCGGCTCTGATTCTAGAGAGCACGTTCATCAGATAATTAATGGCCAAATTCAGGCTGCAGAAGGCCACACTCACAGAATTCTTACTACCGCGGTTCACGCAGAGCAAGAAGACGAAGAAGAGGAAAGCGTTCCTAATATCTTTTTAATGAGTGGAACAGAAGATACTGTGCAGAAAACAGTAGAGACAAAAGATTCTGAACAAGCCGAAGAAGATACTGTAGAAGAAACAGATCCTTACGAGCCAATTCCTTTTGTAAATCTATTAAGCGCAAGCACTGGAGCACTAGCTAATGGACAATTTGTTCAGCTAAAAGGTGAGAGGTATGTAATTACTAAGATTGCTACTTCGGATAGTCCAAGTTTCCAGTTTAAACAAGTAGATTTACAGGGACAGCATCTTGATAAAATTTTAAACATTGACGCTACTTCCCTAGAAGTGTTAAATATATGGGATGTAGGAACAAATTTTGATATTCAGCTAGCAGAGATCGAAGAACTCAGTTTAGATGAAGATACAAAACAGACTATCCTAACAAACTTTAAAAACTTAAATAACGTAACCGAAAAAGATCTATATGATCTCAAAACAGACAACCTAGTAAAAACTAACCCAACTCTACAAGAAAAACTAAACAAAACAATAAACTTAGTATCTACTAAAAACTGGACTGATTCTGACTTTGTAGTCGCAAATAGAATTTGTCAAGTTATTCATAAATTGAAAGAAATTGAGCACAGTGAAGCATCTATGCGACAAATAATGCTAAAGCTTCACGGTCATTTAGAAGCTCAAACAAAGGAGAAATTAAATATGGCTACTCAGGCTGTTGACGAACCAGTTGTTATTGGTTCTACTGCTGAAACCAAGGCTGAGGCTACTGCCACAGCTAAGGTTGCCGAGCCTCGTGTTGCTGAGCTAGTTGAAAAGACTGGTGAAGCTATCATCAAGGAAGCAGACGCAAAGGATAAGTACGGTGAGTATACTCCTCGTGAATCTGAAAAGGCTGCTGAACTTCAGGCTCAGATCAAGAAGTACAAAGACGAAATTGCTGCACTACAGAACAGCAAGATGGTATTCCAGGAGCAGTCACGTGCTTCTCAGTTCACTCAGCGTGAACTTGCTAATGCCTACCTACTATCTAAGGCACTTCGCAAGGAATCTGTATTCGACACCAAGCTAGGTGCTCGTATGAAGGCAGTAACAACTGTAGATCAGTTCCTATCAAACTTTAGCTCAGATGTTTATACTGAACTACAGCAGGAACTAGTTGTTGCTAAAATGCTACGTCGTATGTCAGTAGACGCAAAGACTTTCAGAGTCCCAGTTGCTGACGAAGACACCGATGGTGATGTAGCACAGTTCGCTAGCGGAACATATACCACAGGTATTGCCGACGCTACCAACGTGCCAACTTCAAACCAGAGCACAATTAAGTCTGTAGACTTCACACCTCACAAGTTCATGGCTACAACACACCTAGCTAAGGACGAAGAAGAAGATACAATTCTTCCTCTACTAGACTTCCTACGTACCGCTTCTATGCGTCGTATGGGCCGTGCAATCGACAAGGCTCTACTACGCGGTGACGGTTCACTAAGCGGGTTCACTGCTTCACCAACTAATGCTATCACAGCAGGAACTGGTTATGCTGCAGTATTCAAGGGAATTGCAACCCTAGCCAATGATATCTCTGGTCTCCGTGTTCAGACCGGCGGTAACGCAACCAAGGCTACCCCAGCTAACATTGCTAGCGCACGTGCCGTATTAGGTAAATACGGTCTACAGCTAGGAGATCACCTAGTATATCTAACAACTATTGAAGGATATAACGAGCTAGTATCAAATTCAGACTTCCGCACAGTTGATAAGTTCGGTCCAAACGCAACCTATCTAACAGGTGCTCTTGGAGCTGTATACGGAATTCCAGTTATGATCACTGAGTTCCTAGACGTTGTAGGCGGTGCAGACCGTCACATCGGTCTACTAGTATACAAGCCAGGGTTCCTAGTAGCTGAGCGCCGTGCAATGGAGATTGAGAGCGAATACGATCCACGTCGTCAGCTAACTGCAATCTACATGAGCACACGCCTAGACATGAAGGCACTAACAACTAACTCAAGTGCTGCCCTTGATGCAACCAAGTATTCAATGGCATCAGTAATCCGTTCTGGAGCATAATAGTAGTTTAGGCACGGGAGTAGGTAGTAGAGATACTACCTACTACCCATAAGGAGAAACAAAATGGCAGGAGCCGGACAAAAATTCCTACATATCGTTGATGCCGATCTAAGCTACAATGCTCAGTTTAAGACTTTTGATGAAATTCCATCACACGCTTTAAACTTCGGATCAACAATTAGATTTATGCCTGGTGTTTACGAAATGGGAACTATCAATCTAGATAGTTTAACTTTCGAAGGCATCGGCAACCCAGCAGACGTAGTACTAGCAAACCTAGTTATAGGTGGCACATCTGCAAACACTAATATTTTCCGTAATGTAACACTAAGCGGAAATAGCGGTGTAGCTGCTAGCACAGGCCGTAGCGTATTTATTACCAACGGTGCTACAGGAACTGTAAGGTTTGAAAACGTAACCTTCACAAATGGAGACCTTGGTATTGATAACCAAGCTCTAGTAGCTCTAGTAGTTGATCGTTGCGACGCTAGTGCAGTAGACAGAGCAATCCGTTCTAATGCAGTAGTATCTGCAAACGTTCGTTTCAGTGTTCTAAATGCCTCTTCAAATGCATATTTCACTGGAGCAAACGCCACTCTAAAGGCAGTTCAAGTAATTGCAAGCAGAAGCGGCGGATCAAATACTGGTAATACGGTTGAAACAGTATCAGCACTAATTTCATAAGATTAGTCTACTGATAATCAAGTGAGAGGTAGCTGTTAGAAATAATGGCTACCTCTTTTTTTTAGAGGAAAATATGGCAAACTATGTAACTCTAGCAGAAGTTAAAAACTATCTTAAGATTAACAGCACAGAGCATGATGGTAGATTAGCAAATCTAATTACCTATGGCTGCTCTGTGATAGAGAGTTATTGTGGGCGAGTTTTCTCTTCTAATTCATATACTGAGATATTTGACGGCGGAACCTCTAGCTTATTTGTTAAAAACATACCCGTAAATAATGTTCATCAGGTTTTAGAATATGATGGCAGACAGTATCAAGTTTTAGACGGTCCTACAATAGACAGTTCGATAGTTGACGCTTCTAGAGTAAATAAAACAGTTACTTCTAATACAGGGTTTAGTCTTCAAACTAGATTTGTAAAATATGGAATTTCATCCGGTCAGTTAAACGGTTCTGGAGGATATTTATCTTTAACAGACGACGATGATTTCTGGTTTGATAGCTTACCTTTTGCGGTTGAAGGCTGGTTTAGATTTAATACTTTAGTCAGCTCTCAGACCCTTTTCTCACAAGTAGAAGACAGTAATAACTATTGGAAGTTTGGTTTTAGCAACACACAAGGACTAGTTTTTGAAGCTAAGCAAGGCGGAACTCAAATTGCCTATGTAGCTAATGGTTCTACTACTGGCTATACTGCTAATCAATATGTCCATGTTATGTTTTCTAGAGATGAGAATAACGATTGCAGAATATTTAAAGGCGGATCTTTAGTAAGTCCTGTAGTAACAGTATCTAATGTATTCCCTAACCTATCCGCACCCGTAGAGATAGGAAGACAAAATTTAACAGATAAACAGTATTTCTCAGGTCAGTTAGATGAGATAAGAATGTCCCTAAATAGTTACAGAGCCAATGCTAATTTTGTGCCACAAACCTACACATATTCAACAGATACAAACACTACGTTATTAATGCATTTTAACGGTTCTAAAGATGCTATTACTACCTATGATTCATCTTTAAATAGAGAACAGTATACATGGTATGGGGCTACTGGAGAAATAACTAAACACGTTGGGCAAGACACAGGTAGAGAGACTCTCAGTATCTTAGGTGTTAAACAGTTTTATAACTATACACATGGTGTAAAAATTACTTACAACGGTGGATATGATACTATACCTTCTGATGTTAAACTAGTTACCTTAGATTATATTAAAGAATTACATAAAGGGTTAGAAAATAGAGCGGTTTCTCTACAAGGGGAAAGTATTTCATCTTTTGAATTTACAGGTGGGTTTGCTCCGCATATTCGTCGCGTGTTGGATCTTTATAGGATTGTGATGTAATGATTGATAAGCCTATAGTTTTTATTGAAAACACAGGATTCCAAGAACTCACTGCTAAGTATTATAAAAGAGATAATAAATTATCTAAAGATCAGGAATCTTCTTATGCTAAAGCTTATGAAACATATGTAGGACAGTTATTTGGAACTATACTTCCTAGAACTTCAAGTTCAGATACTAGACCTGACATACCTATCACTAAAGCTGATGTAGATAAACTTCTTGAAAATAATCAAACAGAAGATAGCACCATATTTAGTTTTCTTGATGAATTAAGACAGAATTTAGCAAAATTAGAAGAAGGAGTAGATTTTCAATCTTTAAGAGAAGCCTTTGTTAATGCTGCTAACACAGAAAAAGACCCTAATAGAAGATTATCTTTATTACAAACTATAGGAGGTATTGAAATTAAAGGTTCTTTCGGTATAGACTTATTAGGTGGTAGTGACGATTCTTTAAAAATTAGTAGAAAAACTCCTAGAGGATTAACAGGTAGACAGATAAATATAAAAAGTATTTTAGGAGGAGTAAAACCTGAAGGATCTAGTTTAGTTATACCGATAGTCACTTCTATAGATACTAGTAAAGTAGAAGCTAAACGTCTTGCTCGTACTATTAAAGATTTTTTTGACAGGGCAAAAGATAATTTACATAGCGCTATTACTGGAGAATATTCTGGGACTGATCCTAAATTATTATATTTTAAAAATTCAGTTGCAGTTAAACAAATCAGAGCTAAGGGTCAGAATCTATGGATGCAGTATGTAATAAGATCTGGCGCAACTATTAAGTCATATTCAGCCTATTTACCAGAGAGTTTTAAAGTACAGAACACCAACTTACAGGTGCAGAGTTCTAGTTTATATATAGCATATACAACTGCATATGAAAATAAAGTTTTGGAAAGACTAAAAACAGCTCTTCAAAATAAATCAGGACAAGCTGTAGATAAAATAATTAAAGATTCAGATATCAAAAACCTATTGTTGGCTCCGCCTGATGTAACTACTCAAATATTAGTACCTTCCGGAGGCTCTATACCTATTTCTACAGTTAAATACCCAAACACTTATATACCTCGTATAAATAAAGCAGCTTTTCAAAGTAGAATTAATTCTATTGTATCTATTTTAAGAGAGACTAGAGGGTCTACTAAAACTATGGGTGATTTCATCACCGACGACACTATAACTGCTCTAACTAAAAGAGAGATGCTTCGTCGTATGCCTATCGGTCCTGTGGGAGGACCTCCTAAGTCTTCTAGAGTATTAACCTATCGCACAGGTAGATTTGTAAATAGCCTACAGGTAATGGCTAATATAAGAACACAGAATATGCAATATTATTATGATCCTAACTACTGGGTTCACGAAGCTACTTCTAGAAATCCAAAAGATCTTATTGGTTCTTCTCTCAACTCTGTAACTAGAAGTCTGTTTGGTAAGAGGTTTAATCTAATAAAAGCTAATCAGAGTTTAGAATAATGGCAACAAGTAGACGTAGAGAGATAGTTAACTATCTTATCACACAACTGAAAACTATAAACGGCTCTACGAGCCAATATGGATATCAGTTTAAAACCAACTTATCACAGAACGTGTTTAAAGGTCTTAAATATATAGATCAGATAAATGATTTTCCTGCTATTTATATTCAAGCAGGAGAAGAACTCTATAGATATAATTCTAAAACAAATACAGAAGCTTTTATGACTATTATGATTAGAATTTATGCACACGAAGAGCATAGTCTGTATAAACTAGAAGATCTTGTGGATGATATTACTCATGTTTTAGAGCGTGTTAAATATGACCAAAGTCACAAGATCATATCTGCCGAAATTGCGTCTATAGACACGGACTCCGGTTTACTAGATCCCTATGGGTTAGGAGAAATAATGATTACGGTTCAGTATGATGTGGATGATTGATGAGTAGCAAACGTAGACAGATTATGAATGAAATAGTTTCGGCGCTCAAACTAATAGACGGAACTACAGAGACCCTACCTAACAGCCCTCGTAGTCCGTATACTTTTTGTACTAATGTATTTACAAACGTTTTTGCAAAACAAGAATATTTATCAACTTTAAACGACTTTCCTAGTATTTGTTGTTATCCTATTAGTTCCGAAACTAGAGCTAGAATAGGAGATGCACAAGTTTTTTCTAGTTTTATTTTAGAAGTCAGAGGTTATGTCTATAGCGACGATAATCCTATAGAAAAAGCAGCTGATTTAGCTCAAGATATTCAATATATTATTGATTCTATGAAATATCGTTCTACTTTTAAAGACCTAAACGTAACTGAATGTAGAGTTCAGTCTCTATCAACAGATGAAGGCATAATGGAACCTTATGGAGTAGTAGAGATTAGAGCGTTAATAGTATATATACAAGATTCTAACATTTGAAATTTTTATTATTTGCGCCCTATAGTAAGTGGTGTTATACTTATAAAATATAAGAGGGACCGCCTAACTCATAGGGTTATATTAAGGAGTTAATTATGGCACAAACATTGAACCTTCAAAGAAATAGTGAAGTGTTCCTTTCTACTGTAAGTCTTAACGATGGAGACGCAGTATCAGCAATGACACCGGCAAATACTTGGAAGGTTGAAATCCTTGCAGGTTATGCAATGTCACAGGCTGCAGCTACTCAGGACATCAATAGCTTAGAGAGCGGTACTACACCAGATCGCTCTAGTAAGCGTTTTAAAACAGCAATGAACCCTGTAGAGTGGAATTTCCAAACATATATCCGTCCAACTGGTATTGAAAATACTACTGGCGGTACTTTGGTTCACACATCAGGTAATTCAATGCCTACCTCAGATTGGTATCTATGGCAAGCTCTTATGTCAAATACTTCTACCTATACTACCAATAAGCTTACTAGCGTATGGCAGGCAGGCGGAAAGTTTGCCAGTGCTGCTAGAAATGCTAGCGGTAATACTGCTGCTCATACACCTAATTTTGGTACATCTGCTACTTATAATATGTATTTTAAACTTGATAACGTTATATATCAGGTATCTAATACAGCAGTTAATCAGGCTGCAGTAGACGCTGCTATTGACGCAGTTGCTACTACTACTTGGTCTGGATTTGGCACTAACCTAATAGAACTAACTGGTACTCCTAGAAATAATGCAGTATCTGTGTTTGGTGGTATTTTAAATAATGGAACCACAATAGACGCTAACAGCAATGCTTACGTAACCACTGCAACTCATTCTTATCAGCCTTGGGATCAGTGGAACGTAGCAGGAACAATCTCAACTGCAAGCTTCATTAAGAATAGACTTTCAAGCCTAACTGTTAAGTTTCAGCCTGAAGGCGGTTCTTCAACAACTTATACTTTTCCAATCACGGCTCTCACCTTCAACTATAACAATAATATCACCTTCATCACTCCAGAAGAACTATCAAAGGTTAATACCCCTATTGGTAGCTTCACGGGTTCTAGAGAAGTAACAGGATCATTCACCGCTTACTTACGCGGTGCAGATGGAGATTCTGCTCAATTCCTACGTGATCTAGCTAATGATCGTCGTCCAGCTCCTACTGCATTCTCAAATGCAAACCTAGTTGTTGGAGGAGTTACTGCTCCATACCTAGCACTCAATATGCCTGCAGTAGTATTTGACGTTCCAACTCACGGAATTGAAGATATTATTTCAATATCAGTAAACTTCAAAGCACAGGAACCAATCAATACCGTTACAACCGGTGGTGAAGTAGACCTATACGCTAAGAAGTAACATTTAACTAGTTGAGGGGCTAGTTAACTTAATACCAAAGGCGCTTACCGCGACAATCTTTCGGGATCCCCTCATCCGATCGTGCGTCGATCAAACGGTAAGCGCCACTTTATTTTTAAATTATGAGGAAAAATGTCTAAAATTAAATCACTACTTGTCACTGGAGACAAGACTATTGATGTAGAATTTCCAGAAGCAGAAGGTTTCGTAGTTACTATTAGCTATGTTCCTCGCGAAGACTTAATGAAAATTAGAAACCAGGCACTAGTGTACAAATTCAACAAACGCACCCGCCAAAGAGAAGAGGAGGTGGATAATGACAAGTTTGTTGAGGCTTACGCTGAACGCGTAATTAAAGGCTGGAAGGGTCTTAAAGTTAAGCATCTTCCGAAGTTGCTACCGGTAGATATATCAGCAATGAACGCAGAAGATGAGTTACCGTATTCTACTGAAGAAGCTCTTGAACTACTAAAAAATAGTAGTATTTTCGATCAGTTTATTACTGATACTGTAAATGATCTAGAAGCATTCTCTGTTAAGAAAAGAGAAACTGATCTAAAAAACTAAAAAGTTACCTTCAGGAAACGTTTTCTGGGGGTAACATTACTAAAGAACAATATTTTGAAATATGTCGACAAATGGGCAAAGAGCCTGTTGAGGAAGATATTCCTGTTGAACCAGGGGATTTATCTTTAGAAACTCAGCAGGCTCTTTTAATATTTAGTATTTTACCAGATAAAATTGAAGGTATGAACGGACTTTGGTTAGGCAAAGAATTTTCTGGTATAGGAGACATCTTTGATTTCTACGAAATAGAGCATAGACGAGAGGTATTTGAACTGCTAACATATATTATTACTGAATATGCAAAATATTATGAGAAACAAAGAGAAATAAAATCAAGGAGATAGAGTGGCCGGCACTATTACAACTATAGTAAGAGCTTTATTTCAATCTCAGGGCGCTGACAAAGTAGTTTCTGATATTAATAAAGTAGGAAAAGCAGGAGAAGAAAGCGCTAAAAAGCAAACACGTTTAGGTAATGAATCTACCAATACAGGTCGTGCCTTCTCCTCTCAGGCTTCTGGATTAGGTGGATTAGTTGCTGCCTATGCAGGAGCGGCTGCGACTACCTTTGCTTTACAACAGGCCTTTGCTGCTTTAAAGTCAGCAGCAGATTTCCAACAAATTATTTCCGGAACAAACGCGTTAGCTGCTAGTTTTGGTCAGTCTGGTTCTCAAATTTTAAATAGTATTCAAGATATAACTAAAGGACAGCTTTCTTTAAAAGAAGCTTCTGCTGCTGCTAACTTAGCTTTAGCAGCAGGGTTTAATCCTAAACAAATAAATTCACTATCAGAAGTTGCTACTAAGGCTAGTAGAACTCTGGGTAGAGATCTTACTGATTCATATAACAGATTAGTTAGAGGTGCTGCTAAATTAGAGCCTGAACTATTAGACGAACTGGGTATTTTTACAAGAATTGAACCAGCCATTGAAGCCTACGCATCTAAAACAGGAAAAGCTGCTTCTAGCTTAACTAACTTTGAACGTAGACAGGCGTTCGTTAATGCTATTATAGATGAGGGTTCTAGAAAATACTCAGAGATTAGTCTTTCTACTGATACTAGTTCGGAAGCTCTTAATAGATTAGCAGCGCGAATAGTAGATGTTGGAAATAAACTAGGAAGTATTTTAACAGACTTTTTAGCTCCAATAGCTAACTTTTTTGGAAAAGACCTAGGTAACTCTGTATTGATCTTCTTAGGTATCTTAACTCTTGCTCTTGGCAAGGGAAGAACTTTGTTAGAGGCTTTTTTTACAGACCTGTCTACCCGAGCTCTAGAAACCGGTGCTAGAGTTTCTTCTGCATTAACAGGACCTGCATTTACTACTAATATAGAAAAAGCTGGAGAAGCTTTAAAAGGCATTGGAGTCGGTTTAACTAAAGCAGAAGCAGCAACTATTAGATCTATTAAAGAAGGAACAGTTCAGCCTCAACAGATACAGGCACGTATAGACGAATTAAAAGCTCTACAAGAAAGGCAACAAAGTAGACAGTTCGAAAAAGGATTACAAGGTAAAGCTTTAGATCAATCTATATCTAAAGCTAATGCTGCTACAATAGCTATCAGGGAATTAGAAGAAGCTCAAAAGAAAGCATCTAATTCTTCTGTTATAGCTGGTTCTACTTTTGAAAAATTAGGCGGAGGATTGAGTAGATTAGCCACAGGAATAAGCTCGGCTTTAGGATATTTTAATCTTTTCTTAGCTGCTTTAGGCGCAGCTCAGTTAATAGGCCAGGTATTTGGCGTAGATTTGTTAGGGTCTATAACTAATTTCTTTGTAAAATTGCAAGAACAAGCTAAAGCTACTCGAGAAGCCATAAGTAGTCTAGTAACAGAAGCATCTAAAGATAGCCTATCTGTTTTTAAATTTAGATTTAAAAAAGAAGATATTGAAGCTGCAGGTGAACAAGTGGCTACTACATTACAGGATATACTACGATTCCCGATAGCTAATACAACTCTAGAAGCTCGATTACAAAGAGCTTTAAGCGCTGCAGAAGGTGAGCGTCTTTTTACTTTTAAAGAATCTAGTAAAGCACAGTTAGAAGTTAGAATTCGATTACTAAAAGATTTAGCAGCTATTAAACCTAGCGCAGAATTAGTAAAAATATTAACTCTTGCTCCAGAAGCTGTAGGCGGTCAAGCTCTTGATTATGTTAAATTATTTACATCAGGAGAATTAGAAAAAGGCGCTCTTAAATTTGCCAATGTAATTACTAATATCTTAGATACAAATAAAGAAATAGATAAATATACAGGTAAAACAGCTCTAAATGTAGGTTTAGGTATAGTAGAAGTACAGAAATTTTATGAAGAACAAGCTAAGGGACTATTAACTGCAGAATCCGCTTCTCAAAGAAATATAGCTTTAACAGAAAGAATAAAGCAAATAGATACAGAAATTATTGAGGCTAGAATACGGGGAGCTGAGGAAACAACTTTAAGGGTTAGAGAGGCTATCGGAATTGAAGCACTAAGATTAAATATTCAAAAAGATGGACTGATAACAAAACAAAGAGAAATAAATCTTATTTCGGAAGAACTAGCTCAAAGAGAGAGAATAAGAAAGTCTATACAAACCACTTTTTCTTCTCAGATAAAGTTTATTGAAAATTTACCTACACCTGGATTATTTAATCCAGATAAGACTATCTCTAGATCTCAAGAAGAAACTCAGAGAAATCAAGTATTATTTTTAGGTCAGCAAGCTTCTTCCTTAGAAAAGAGTTTAAAACTACAGATAGATTCATTAAATGTCGCTACTAAAACCAAAAAAGACGTTGAAGATACACTGATAAACAAATCAAAACAGGTTTTAATTGATGGCGCTAACCAGGATAACTTAGAAGAAATAGCAAGGATTCAAGCTGCTCTAACAAAAGCAACACAAGCAGAAAATATAGAAACTAGCAAGCTTACCGATATTAATGTTAGGTTAAAAGAAGTATTACAGGCACAGTTAGGAATTATGTATGAGGCAGGTAAACAAGCCTATCAGCTAGCTATTCAAGAAGAAAAACGAACCTTAGAGTATCAGAAACAGCTTGATTCTTTAAAAAACCAAGGTGAACAGCTAGAGATTCAAAATAAGATAAATAGAGCACAGGCTGCTGCCGAGGCTAATCAAAGACGCGGGCAATCTCAAATTAAATTATTAGAATCTGAAATTAACTATTTAAAAGAAATAGAAAATCTAGTAGAATCCGTTTCCAAAGCTCAACTTGCTGATTTAGAAATTAGAAAAAATCAAGTAGATAGAGCTCAACAACTTAGAGATGCAGATAGAGAGTTAGCAAAAGCTAGAACTGAAAGACAATTTACAGGTGCTTTAGCTGTTCCGACTTTACAGAAGGAAATTCTAGGTAGATCACAAAATCTAGTATTAGAAGAAGATTTAATACGTTTAGATAAGCAAATAGCTGATATAAATTATGCTAGAGAGCTGGCCTTAATAGAGGATAGAAAAGCAATTGCAGATCAAGAATTTTCTGTTACAAAGGAAAGATTAAAAGTTCAAGAAGAAGAAATACAAACACAGTTAGCTACTTTGGAAGGTAGAAAAGTTCTACAAAACCAACAGCAAGTAATAGAAGATAATATAATTAAAAAGAGAGAAAAACTTGATAGAGATAAAATACAAAATGAAATAAGCGTATTAGCTCTTCAAAGTGATTTAGCTAGGGCTCGAGCTAGAGGAGAATTAGATGTAGCTGCTGATGCTAAGCTACGTAGAGATTTTGAGTTAGACTTAATATCTAAACAGCTATTTTTATTAGAACAACAGAAAGAGGTATTTAAACAGTTTTTAAATAAGTATGAGGAATTAATTAATAAACAACTAGGTACTACCGCAAGTACTACTGCTAATGATATATTCAAAAATTTTGAAACTGATCTAACTAAAGCTAGAGCAACTCTTACTGCAAATAGACAACTATCCGAACAAATATATAATCAAGAAAATAGAAATATCTTACTTAGAGCTGCAGGAGAGATAGATGTAAATAACATAAGAGCTGCAGGTGCTAGAGCTGAACTAGACAATCTAATAAAGACACAAGAGCAAGAAGCACAAACTCGAGATCAGATTAGAATGGCGCAAGAGCTTAACAGAGAAACAGAAGTTAAACTTCTACAAGATAAGTTAAAGGGTTTAGAAACAGAAGCTGCATTAGCTAAGAAAAGATATGATACTGCTATAGTCTCTGCTGCAACAGACGAAATAAAAGCTGCTCAAGTCTACGCATCAGAGTTACAGAGAATAGCAGACCAAAGAAATAAAGTTAAACAACTTTTTGAAGATATTAGTAGAGGTATTAAAGAAAACCTATCTACAGCAGTATTAGATTTCTTTAAAGCTATCAACCAAGGTATTCCTACTATTCAAGCTTTTAGAGAAGGTATGCAGAAGTTAGCTATTAGTGTTGCAGAAACTATCCAAACAGCTATTTTAAAGAAATTCTTAATTGAGCCTTTACAGAATTTGGTTGGAGGCGCTATTGGTTCTTTATATACTGCTATAACAGGAGACCAACTAGCCAAAACAGGTGATCAAATATTGCAGAGTGTATTTACAGGTAATGCCCTTAGAGTTACAATGGTCGGAGCTGGTGGTACCACTTCTGGAGGTGCTACTCCTGACCAAGCATCCGGGCCTGTAACTCCTGGCGTAATTAAACCTCCTACAGAAGAAGCACAAGGATTCGGTGATAAATTAAAAGAGCTAGGGGTTAACTTTCAGACAGTAGGAACTGTAGCTGCTACTACTTTTGCGGCTACTTTAGCAGCTACTCGTGATTGGAAAAAAGCATTTATCTATACTGTAGTAAGTGCTCTAGGAACTGCTTTAACTCAAATAGCTACTAAACAATTATTTAGTGGCGCAGCAGGAGCTGGAGGAGCTGGTTTATTTAGTGGAATAGGCAATTTGTTCAGTGGATTAAACGCAACACCTACAGGCGTAGGTAATATAGCTCCTGGTGCTATAGGTACAGGAACTGCTATAGGAGGACCTGTAAAACACATGGCCGCTGGCGGATATGCAGGTCTAAGAGACCGAGTTCCCGCACTATTGGAACCCGGTGAGTTTGTCATTCGTCGTCCAGCCGCTATGGCCATAGGAGGACAAACCCTTAACCAGATGAATGCAACTGGACAAACTGCTCCAGGAAATGTTATGGTAAATGTAAATAATCAAGGAACCTCACAAGAAGTAGTGGGAACTCCGAAGGTATCTGTAAACGGAAGAGATATGATAGTAGATATAGTAGTAAGAGATATTCAGAATAATGGTCCAATTCGTAAGACCTTGAGAGGTATGTAATGGTAGCATATTATCCTAGTGGAGCAAATGTATCCCCAGATAACTATTCTATAGTAAGTAGTGTTACCTATACTTCTACAGGTTTGACTACTAGTTTTAATATAGGCCGCTATGTCGGCACTCCGGCCGAAGTCGCTATAGTAGTTGACGGAATAGTTCAGGCCTATAATAGTTATACTCTATCTAATAATAAAGGAACGGTTAATTTTATAGTAGCTCCAGGCGCTACGAGTCTAGAGATAAAAACTTTAGCAGTGCCAGATTTTCTGAAAATAACTAAAGATAGTCTTCAGATCTCTCCTATATTTTATAGTAATAGCTCAGTTCTTAGTTATAATGGAAATAATTATCAGATAAATGGGTCTAGAACTGCATGGGCTATCACAGGAACTCCTGCTGAGGCAAATCAGATGATGGTATCTGTAGACGGCGTCGTTCAAAATCCATCAGCATATACTTTTCCAAGTTCTACCTTAGGTAGTTATGGTATAGATATATCTCCGGCACTAGCTTCAAATGTTGCTAATTTAGATATCCGAGTTTTTTCCGGCACCTCTACGCAAGTAGAAAGATTTACTACTATGTCTGATAGAAAACCAGATCGTGGCTTCTCTACTGATAAACAATTTGATACTTTAACTTTCGAGAGTCAGGCAGGATATGAGACTAGACGTCTGCGCAGTCGTCGTCCTCGTCGTAATTATAATCTTACCTATACAAACATATCTGGAGTTCATAAAATAGCTATAGATAATTTCTATAATGCTAGAAGTGGTGATTATGAATCTTTTGTATTCGATCTTAGCCATATTAATGATAGTGGCTCTGTAACTGTTCGTTTTGACGGTCCTATTCAGACTACTCATGTGGCTAGTTCTGGTTCACAACCTTCTCAAAATTTCTATACTGTTAGCATGAAGCTAAAAGAGGTATTTAGTTAATGACTTCTAGAAACTACGACTACATATTAAAAGTAGATACAACTACAGGGTTTAAGGCCGGTAATACTATTATAGGCGTTACTTCTCTAACAGAGGCAATCATAGCCAATGTAGATGTAGCTACTAGTAATATTAAGGTAAAACTATCTAATACGATTGCTGAATTTCATGTTGGTGAACAGATATTTAGTAACTACATAGTTAAGACTACTAGTTCTAATACTCATGACATAGGCAACACTACTTCTACTTACACTCAACAAACTACAGGAACTGCTACGGTTAGTGCTATTAACGTAAGCAAGTTTATTAAAGAGAAGAATAGTTTTGAGCAAAAGCCGCTGGTTAGACTATATACTATATATTATCCTGGAGAGTGGTATCCTACTAATGAATATGGTAATCCAAGTGGAGACGGAGCAGGACTTGTCTGGCCTTATAGTTTTCCATTTAAATTCGCTGAAATTCGCGGAGATTATATCTCAGACATAAACTATAGAGTTCATATGGGTGGTCAGGAGTTTATACCATATCCTATTAACAGCGGTGTCTTAAGCACAGATTCGTCTGGTAAAATAAATGACCTATCTATTACAGTATCTAACTTTGATAATCTTATAGGATCTCTTGTAGAAAACCCATTTCTTGTAGGTAATAATAGTACAGGATCTACCGCTGCTTATGTTAACGGAGAATTAGTAAACGGCATAGATCCTAGAACAGTTCCTTCACATGGTAGTTACGATGCTAGCGTAAGGGAAGCCAGAGGACTTAATGCAGCATTTGATTATGATTCCACTTTATCTACAGGAGGGACCTGGACTAGACTAAAATTAGATTCTAGAGATCTACTCGGCGCTGTTGTAGAGATAAAAACTACTTTTGCCAATTTTCTCGATGTATGGCCTGAATACAGCACCGTATCTAATGAATCTTACAATGGATCTTCAAGTAATTTAATTAATATGATAACTACTTTACCTTATAGAGTAGGAGATATTATTACCAATAGTGTGACAGGTTCTAATAAATTTGAAATAGTAGCTATTAATCACCCATATCTAGTATGTAATACAGATGTAGGCGCTAATTTTATACCAGGATCTAATGTATTTATAGTAAATCAAGAACGTGATTCTGAAAACTATGTGCTAGATACTTTTAAAATTGATAGTCTTAGTGAATTAAATGAGCAAACTGCAACATTTTCATTAACCAGTTGGTTACAGTATTTTAAATTACAATTACCTAGACGTAAATTCTATAAGAATGTTTGTCCTTGGGTGTATAAAGGAAGTGAATGTCAGTATCCTACTGGCGGAACAGGTCTCATACCTGGATCTAACACTTTAATTGTATCTAATGGAACTTTATTAGCAGACGGAGCTACGGCTAATGGATTTTTTAATATTCGTAATGAAACTGTATACACTTTGTCAGAAGACGTATGTGCTAAAAACTTACAGGCTTGTGAGTTACGAGGTAATCAATTTCATTTTGGAGGATTTCCTGGCACAGGAGGGACTTTACCAAGATAATGGATTGGACTACATACTTATACCTGCCCTATGAAAGTTATAACTGTTTGACTCTTATAGAGAAGATATGTGAAGATCAAGGATATCGTATTCAAGGTATCGAAGAAATGAGTCAGTATCATTTCAAACATAACTGGGGCTCTTCAGTATCTTACGAAGATATAGATAGATTTATTACACTTAATCAAGCAAAATTAATAAATCTCTCAGATATACAAGAATTTGATATTATTCTTTTTAAATTGCGAGATATTAGACCGCAACATTTCGGTGTTTATATTGGATTAAATAGATTTATTCATCATAGAAAATATATAAAAATTGATGAACTTAATCAAGAATATAGAGATAAGATAAAGTATATAATTAGATGGAAAGATATTTAAAATACGAAGGATTTCCTTATAAACATTTAGGAGATAATCCTGATACAGGTATAGATTGTTTTAATCTCATTCGATGGGTGTATAAACATGAATTAGGTATAGAGATATCTCTATCTACTGCAGATTTTTGTAGTAATCCAGAAGAAAAATGGTATATAGAAACTAATAACCATTTGTTTGGTAAGCCTAGTGCTGAGAGAGCTGGGTTTAGGTCTGTTAAAACTCCTAAAGAATACGATATGATTATTATGTCTATTGGAACTACCAATATTGCTAATCACTGCGCTCTCTATCTTGGTAAAGATAAAATTCTACAAACTATGATAGGTAATAACAGTTGGATAGCTCCTTACGGTAGATATTATAAACAATATACGGTGGATATTTATAGATGGCATCAGTTTTAGAAAAATTAAAAGATCAAATGACTACTCATTTTATTAATGAGTATCCTAGGGAGGCATGCGGTATAATAACTACTGACTGGGAGTATGTGCCTTGTAAAAATATCAGCGGATCTCCAAAAACTAATTTTATCTTAGATCCTGTTAGTTTATTACAATATGAAGATACTACGTGGGGCATAGTTCATTCTCATCCAGGAAGTGATAATCCTATACCTAGCGAAGAAGATATGGCCAGCACAGTTTTCGATTGCTACAAGTTTATAGTAGGTTTCAATAACCGTTTCTATATTTATTGGTATGATAAAAAACTAAAATCTCTTATGTATGAAGAGTTAGAAGAGCGACATCTTGTCTAGTGTAACTGTATCTTTTCATAAAAGTCTATTACCTTATACCAACGGCGTCAAACAAGTAGAGATGACAGCCGACGCTATTTATTTTTTATTTTTAAACTCTTTAAACCTATTCCCAGAGCTGGAACGTTTAGTAAAACACGTTAAATTCAGCTCTTTAGAAGAGATAGCTATAGTTCATAATAATCGCTATCTATCTAATGAAGAATTTTTATTTTTAGCTAAAGAAGGTGAGATTTATTATTTAGTTCCTGTTTTTAAAGGAAGTGGAGTAGATCCTCTATCTGCTTTTGCAGTAAGTTTTGTATTATCTACCACAGTCTCTTTATTACAAGGTGCTAGTTTAGGACAGGCGCTCGTTAGAGGTTTGATTAATGGAGCTTTTGCAGCGGTGGGGGCTTACGGATTTCAACAGTTTGCTACTCCTGTATTAGGAGAAACTATATTAGGTCCTGCTGGACTAGGAACTACAGCTTTTCAAGGAACAGTAGGTTCTTACGTAGCAGCAGGAATAGCTAGTGCAGTTGGAAACATAGTTTCAAATACTCTAGTCCCTATTAAACCTAAAATTAAAAGTATGGATTCTGCTGATTCTGGGGATAGACGTAATAATGATGCTTTTGATAGTCAGATAAATACTATACATCCCAACCAATCTATATCTCTCAACTATGGTATGTTAAGAGTCGCTGGACAGATTATTAGCGCGGATGTAAATAGTATTAGTCATGAAAAAACTGACGTAATTAGTGTGGCAGCTTATGTATAATATTCGTTTTCATAAGTCCTTATTACAACCAGAAGATATAGCTCAAGTAGCTATAAATATTAAAAAAGTATCTGATCTTACTTCTTATATACAAAACTTTTATCCTGCCATAGATAAAACAAAAACACTTCTTCTTACCCAAGATTTCAAACCCTTTCCAGATAGTTGGTTAATGCAGGATGAAATACCAGAAACTCAAACAGGTTGTTTCGTAGTTCCTTTAGTTTGTGGAAATAGTGAACTCCTTGGGTCAATAACAAGCGCTACTTTTGCTCAAGCTTTTACTAGAGCAATAGTAGGAACAGTTATTAGCTTTGCTCTAGGCGCAGTTATACAAGCTATTATGCCTAAGCCAAAAAGATCTGATATAGGTATAACAGATCAGGATAGAAGAAATAATGATGCTTTCGATGGTATAATAAATACAGTTGACAGCAGTAATTCTATACCTTTAAACTATGGTATGTTGAGAGTTGGCGGCCAGATTATTAGTGCGGATGTAAATACTATTAATCACGAAAAAGGTGATGTAATTAATGTATCAAGCTATGTATAAATCTTACTATATTATAAACGGTAGATATGTGCCCTTTATCTCTGGAGGTAAAGGAGGATGCTTCGCGGCAGGAACCCTTATAGATATTCCTGGCGGTAATAAACCTATTGAAGAAATACGAGTAGGTGATATAGTAATTAGCTTTGATCATTATGGTAAACTATCAGAGAATAAAGTCATTCAAATATTCGAGCACGATGAAGATGAGCTAGTAGATATTTCTTTTTGGAATGGTAGTTTTAAAATAACACCTAATCACTGGGTTTTAAATGAGAATATGGCTTTTACAGCTATAGGTAATTTACAAATAGATGATGTCTTAGTTGATAGATTAGGATATTATAGACCTATTTTAGAAATTAAAAATATAGGTAAAAGTAAAGTATATAATTTTACTGTAGAAAATGATCATACCTATATAGCCAACGGCATTCGCGTGCATAATAAGGGTGGAGGAAAGGGAGCTTCTCCAGCTCCTGCTGTGGAGGCGCCTAATTCTCTATTTTCTACTGATATTTTCTTCGGCACTTTAGCTTTAGGAGAGGGACCAGTATATCGTATTAATCCTAATGGCCCTCAAGATATAGAATTTAACGAATCTACTATAGACGACTTAATAAAAATAGATGGTGATGGAACTGTAAATACTGAATTATTCTATACGGCACAGTCAACAGGGACAGTTACGGGTAAAGGATTGCCAGCTAGTTTAGGTAGATTTGCTGGTAAAACTGTAACACCTCAAGGACTAAACTCCCCAGTAAGTCTTAAAAAGGGTAATTTAGAGAGTATACCTAAAGTAGTTATTACACAAAACACAAGTCAAAGCGCCTGGGATAGCTTAGAATTTAATTTCTTAATCTCTGGGCTACAAAGTATGGATAACAACGGTAATGTCAGTGGTTACTCTGTAGGTGTTAAAATAACTATTTATGACTATACAGGAGCTAATATACTTAAAGACGAAAACGGGGATGATTTAATAATAGAAAAAACTATATCAGGAAAAACTAATACTAATTTTAAATTTCAAATCTCAGCTATTATACCTGATAATGTCAAGAGTGGAAACGGATATCAGTTTAAAATTGAAAAAATTACTGATGATTCAGATAGCTCTAAAATACAAGATACTATACAGTTTGTTGGATGGGATGAGATAAAAAATTCTAAACAGGTATACCCTAGAACAGCACTGCTAGGATTTGCTTTAAAATCTACCGCTGAATATTCAGGCTCTATTCCTACTGTTACTTCGCTTGTAAAAGGCCTTATAATAAAGGTTCCTAGTAATTATAATCAACCTGTATTAGCTACAGGAGAAATTGATTGGAGAGAGTTAGAAACTCCTACTTCTGGCGCTCTTTCTTACACTACTTGTGGATATAGCTTAGAAAATCCAGGATCTTCTACTCAGCTTACAGAAGCTAATCCCATAATTTATAAAGGATCCTGGGATGGTACTTTCGTCTATAAATGGACTCAGAATCCTATATGGGTTCTATATGATTTATTAACTAACCAGTCTTACGGATTAGGAATACCAGAAGGTAACATAGATAAGTTTAAATTCTACAAGATAGCTCAATATTGTGATGCAGTTGACCCTAAGACAGGTAGATTTACAGGAGTCACTGGATATGCAGACGGCACCTTTAGAAGTAAACCTAGGGGTAAATTTACCACAGTAAGAGAAAATCAAATTGGAGTTAGTTTAGGAACTCAGATCATAGAGCGCAGATTTACTTGTAATATATCTCTTAACAGCCAAAAACAAGTTATGGATATTATTAATCAGATTACTGCTATATTTAGAGGTATCCTGTTCTACTCTGGCGGAAAGATCTCATTAAATGTAGATCTTCCTGATGAAATACCCGTAGCTGTATATAATGAGACAAATATCTTAAAAAACTCTTTACTAATTAGTGGTATCAGAGAGTCAGAAATTTTAACAGGCGTAGAGGTATCTTATCTTGAGCCTAGAAATCATTCTCGTAGAGAGTTAGTAAGAATAGACGACCCTACCGCTATATCTGAGCTTAATTCTATAGAAAATGTAAAATCTATAGATTTACCTGGTTGTGATAGACGAAGTCAGGCAATGAGGTTTGGGCAGTATTTATTAGCATCTAGCAAATATGTCAGAAGAAAGGCTACTTTTAAAACGCCTGCTGAAGGTATGACCTCTACCATTGGAGATGTTATAGCAGTATCTCAAAGAATAGGAGGTATAGCTTGGGGTTACGGAGGAAGAGTATTTGCTAACGCTACTACAGCTACTGGAAATGTAATACTAGAACACTTTACTAGTCCCGCTATTACAGGTTCTGTCATAACTGGGAACACTAAACCCATAGCTTTGAGAGTAATTAATAGAGAGACAGAGAGAGTAGAGTTGTATATATGTAATAATACTTATAGTTCTGTATCTAGTTCTAATGTTAATGCAGGCATAGACATTATTGAACTTACAGTTCAAAAAGTATACAAACCTCAGACTAGAACTTTTGCCTCTTTTAGTAATTTTACTTCTAATAATGTTCCCGTAAAAGGTGATATATGGTCTTTAGGAGAAGTAGATCCTTCTAATTACTATACCAACACTAATGATAAACTATTTAAGATAGTAAACGTAGAAAGAGATACTGATGAGTTAGTTACTATAACTGCTACAGAATATGTATCTAACGTATATACAGATTCTGATAGCATTATTAGTTACGTTCCTGTTAAATATACCGATACAGCTAATCCTCTAATACCACCTCCTGCACCTATATTAAAAGTAATACCTAGACCTATAAAGAATTTAGATGGATCAGTACAGTATGACCTAGAGATTTATGCATCTACTGATACTACCGGATACCCAATTTCTATTGCTACAGAAATGGAATTAGCTAAACCCTCTGAAATAGTGCTGGCACAAGGCATATCGTAATGGCATATAAAACAATAACCGTAGAAAATACTTCTAATATATCTAATGGTATCGGAGTAGCTCTGGTAGGCAAAAATGGATTTAATACCCTTCTAGGATCTATACCTCTGTTATGCACATCAGTAAATAGAGTAGATGTTACTGGAGATAGAACTATAAAAAATGGTAACTTAGAATTTACTGTTACTGGATTAGCTAGTGCAATAGACTTAAACTTTAATAAAAATGTATTATTAGTTAATGATGACCCTGCTGTTTTTGGTAACCTAAAGGGTATTGATTATGTAGGAATACCTATTAATGAGAAAACAGATACGGGTGCAGATATAGGACATGTAGGATATAATCCTATTGTAACGCAGATTAGTATGCCTATAGAGAGTTTTAACTTAAGTAATAATACTTTAAAGGTTAATAATAGTGTAAGCGCTAACCACCCAGAGACTTTCTTATTAGATAGTTTACCTGAGCCTCCTTTCTACTTAAAAATAAGTCAACTTTTAGATCAGACTAAATTTAATAATAATAGCGTGTATCTAGAAGGATATTCACATATATTTACAAAGACTTTTAATATTGAGGCTATAGCTGTTGCAGGATCTTCTACTGTTGATATAAACATAGTACCAAGATATAAGACTGCAATTTCAGTATATATTGATAACCAAGAACAAGCTCAAGGTGTTTTTACTTGGGATAGTAAATCTAATATTACTGTCCAGACTGGAACTGGAAAAGTTCTTACCGTAAGAACAAACCACTATACTGTCCCTATCATAGAACCGGGAGATAATATTTCTTTGTTTTCTGGTAATATCTATGCTGTTTCTGAGACTAGTTACAATTCTTCAAGCCCTAGTTATAACGCCTATTTAACTACTAATTGTATTTACAGAGTTAAATTTGCTACATCGCTTACTGCTAATATATCTGGAGTTACGGGCGTAAATATATCTAATGATATTCAAGGCACTGTAGGAAATTTGAATGCTACAGCTAATACATTCACTTTGGACTATGACAACACAATATATCCAGGAGTTTACGAATTAGGATCTTATAAAGTATATAACGTAAGTTTAAGTAAAACTTTTGAATCCTTAGACATAAGTAAAGAAGGAAAGATAAAAAACATAGCCCCAGGAAGTTATGTTGTAAGAGCTAGAAATAAGAATAGTTTTAATAGAAAAAGCGCATATTCTACTAAACAGGTAAATATTGATACTTTACCGATAGGAAAAGTAACAGATTTACAAATATCTGAATCTCTTTACAGAGATAAACAAGTTGGTATTGCTGTTAGAGCTACTATAAATTTTACTCCTATAGTTAATCAATCTGTTACAGACTATGAAATATCTTATAAAATAGAAGATAATAGTTCTGGAGCTGATCTGCTTACTTATACTACTGTAAAAGTGTCTGCTAGCGGTATAGCAGAAGACGGAAAATTATATTTTAAGATTGATAATATAGAAAGAGGTGCCTCTGCTGGTAATTATCGTTTTTATGCTAGAGTTACACCTCTTAATAATGATATCAGAGGTATTACTACAGAAACCTCAGCAGATATAGTGGGTAAAACTGCTAAACCAGACGGAGTAACCCGTTTTTCAGCCAGTCAACTTGGAGATCAAATTTTATTCTCTTGGACAGTTCCTAGAGATCAAAACGGTGATCCTCTAGAAATAGACTTATATCAATTTGAGATAAAACAATTAACAGGAACTTATAGTTCTGTCACAGAATCTAACTGGGAATCCTCAACAAGTATAGGATCTGCTTTTGCTAACGTAAGTTTCTTAAATGCGCCTGTTAGAGAGTATGGTACTTTTACTTACTTATTAAGAACTAGAGATACAACAGGTAATCAGTGTGAAGCATCTGATATAGCTATATTTACTATAACTACTATACGACCAGCTAGCTTGTTTACTTTTAGAGCGTTCAGCGAAGATAATCCAGGTGCAAATGACTATATATCTGGATCTACTAATAATAATTATTTTGAATATTATTATCCAAGTTTTGCTAATTCTGTTTATGGAGGAATAGCAGGAGCAGGTAGAAGTATAGTTGATAATTCTAATGGAACTTCTACTGGATTTACTGTTGGTGTAGGCGTTACAGATCTTAATGCGTCTGCTAATGCGGTATATTATACTCAAATAAGAGATTTAGGACAACTTATTACTGGCAGGTTAGTATCTAGTGTAAACGTTATTCAAAGTGTTACTTCAACATACAATGATTTTAAAGAAAATGTTCTCGTTGGGGTATCTGACGCCTTACAAAGTCCTGGATTTTTTCAAGATAGCGCTCTTACAACGTTTTTAGATATAGCAACGTATGATACAGATAATAAAACATTGACAAGCGGAGGTCCTAGTGGTAATGTTTATGCTATATGGAACTATGGACAGTTTGTTGATGATGTATCAAACGCTAATAGTTATGCCCTTATACTTAGTGTGACAAATTCTTCTTTAGGCATAATTCAATTTAGTAATACTTATTTTGCAAATGGAGTGTCTACAGGTAGCAATATATTAGCTAATTTAAGTGGAAGTGCTACTTCTTATGCATTAGTTAATTTAACACAGTATAATGACAGATTAACATCTACTTTTGAGGGGCCAAGTAATTCTATATCTTACAACGTAGACTTAAGATATTCAACTGCTAGTAATGTTTATTACTCTGGTAATAATCAAGTTAATACTAATGCTTTCGTAGGATTTGCAACCAACGATGGTTACGCTCCTTTAACTGAATCTGATATTACTTTTAGACATTTCCAACTTAGAGTTTCTATAGTAAATTCCAAACCCGGACAAGTGTCTACTATATTGGATAAGCTTAGATATGCAGTTAACTTAACTAGAAAAGTATTTTCTACTAGTAATACGATAAATTCTAGTAATACTACTATAGATTACAGTGCTGCTGGATTTACTGTAGTCCCTACTATAACAGTTAGTCAAACATCTGGCACAGATCCAGTAGTGCCAATTATTACAGGTAAAACTAATAATCAATGCGGCATATCTCTATATTATTCTAGCAATGGAGTATCTGTTACAGGTATTACCGTAGATATCAAAGCAGATGGAGCATAAGTAATGCCAAGTTCAAATACATTTTCAACGCCTACATCGAGCACCTCTTTAGGAACTGCTAGAATTCAAATAAATGAAACTCTGTTTGCTTTATTACAAAATTTTTATAGTTCTGGTATACCTAACTCTACAAATATAACATACGAAGGAGGAGCTACCGCTCCTCCAAATGGTATGTTGTATGTAGATGCAACAACTGGAGCCCTTTATAAGGTAGATAGTACTTTCAATAAAAATTCTGTTTTAGGACAAAATCTTTCTAGATACGGTATAGGATACCGTATAGAAAAAGATTTAGTACATGCTGTTGCTAATATAGGAACTTATGAGATAGGTGAATTCTTTAGCACTACATATACGGGCGGACCTGCTGCTAATGCTAGAATGTATATGAAATATTCTAACAGTAGCCCTTTTATAGTAGATGTAGGAGTGCCGCCGACGGGTTCTGTAACTTCTACCATCGTGGCAGACTCTGCAATAACTGATGCAAAATTAGCAACAGGCGGTAACTTAAAATTTAACACCGATGGTAAATTAACTGTAGGTAGCACTACTCTTAGCAGTAACCATCAACTTACAGTATATGGTTCATATAATACTGCTTATGCGAACGCCTCTACACAGACTCTTACAGATGGGGCTACTATATCTTGGGATCTATTTTTAGGACAAGTAGCGACTGTAACTCTTGGAGGTAATAGGACTGTTGCGGCTCCCGGTAATATGAGAGTAGGAACTTACATACTTCATGTTATACAAGACGGAGTAGGCGGTCGCACTCTAAACTGGAATAGTGTATTTAAATGGCCGGCAGGAGTCGCTCCTACTCTTACTACTACAGCTAGTAGAAGAGATATGTTTTCATTTGTATCTGATGGGACTAATATGTACGGAAGTATGTTGCCCGATGTTAGATAAGGAGAATCAATGGCATTAACTAAAATAACAAGTTCAGTAATTGGAAGTAATGTAATTGGTTCTTCTCAAATAGCTAATGCTGCTATTGAATCTAGACATCTAGCCGGGTCAAATATATTCTCTAATATCAGTGTTAATTCTGCTAATGTAGGCAGTTTCTATAGCTGGTTTGATTCAAACGCTAATGCTTATGGCTATACTGCCAATAGTAAATTTTCAATTACTAATTATTTTGTAAATGATATTGAGCTCTTCAAATATGGAGTATATTCCAGAACAGTTCTAACTAGACCAGAAAATGTATTTAGCATAGAATCAACTGCTGGCGGACCTGGTTTATTAATCTCTAGTAACAGTATTAGTATTGGAAGAACTACTTCTAATATATTACCCACATCTAATACTTATATATTAAACGTTAGAGGTGGTATTTTTGCAGGCGCAGATGTTCTTTTAGCAAGTAACTTAGATATTTTGAATTTAAGTGCTTCTCCTAACGCTGTGGCTAACGTAGCAACTGCTAATAATTGGTATTTTGCTAATGATTATAATACTTATCTACAAATTGCTGCTAATGACTATAATACTTATCTAGCTGCTCAAGCAAACGATGGAGTTACTTTAGCCACAGCACGTGGTAACGATCACTCTACTCTTCTATCCGCGCGTGCTAATGACCTTACAACGTGGAATAGCGCACAGGGCAATGATCACTCTACTCTTTTATCTGCGCGTGCTAATGACCTTGCAACATGGAATAGCGCGCAAGGCAATGATCACTCTACCTTATTGAGCGCGCGTGCTAATGACCTTGCAACGTGGAATAGTGCGCAAGGTAACGATCATTCTACTTTATTAACTGCAAGAAGTAATGATTATAATACTTACAATGCTATTATCAATGATTCTACAGTAAAATTTACAAGTAATAAAACTTTTGCTAGAGATTTAGTAATCGAAGGTAATTTATTTATACTAGGAGATAGCGTTACTGCAAATGTATCAAATATCTCTACCGAAGATAAAACTATAATTATAAATTGGAATAGCACAGATGCATTGGCTGAAGGCTCTGGTATTCAAGTAGCAGGAACTAGTAGCGCATTATTAGCTAATTTAATTTATGCTTCTGCATCTGTCTCTAAGTTTAGAGTTGGAGTAGGTACTTTAACATCAGCTGATGACATAGCTAGAACTAGAGACTATCAAGCTAATGATTGGTCTACATATTCTACTTTAGCCGCTAATGATGGAGCTACCTTACTAACTGCGCGTAGTAATGACTGGAATACTTATTCTACATTAGCTGCAAATGATGGAGCTACTCTACTTTCTGCTCGTCAGAATGACCACGTAACGTATTTAGCTGCCTTAGCCAATGACGGAGCCACACTCTTAACGGCTCGTCAGAATGACCACGTAACATATTTAGCTGCCTTAGCCAATGACGGAGCCACACTCTTAACGGCTCGTCAGAATGACCACGTAACATATTTAGCTGCCTTAGCCAATGATGGAGCTACTCTACTTTCTGCTAGAGGTAATGATTATACTACATATTTAGCTGCTTTAGCTAATGATTTTAATACTTATACCAGTTTAAACGCTAATTTGAACTCCGTTCAAAGTAACGTAAACGCTAAGGTATCTAAAGCAGGAGATACTATGACGGGTGAACTAACTCTGTCTGGACCTCCTACTAGTGCTAGTAATGCTGCTACTAAAGCCTATGTAGATGGCGCTTTGGGGTTAAATCTTCAACCTAGATATAATACTAATGTAAGCTCCGGAACTAGCAATTGCTTCTTTGTTAGAGTAAGCGCAAATAGTCCTGCTAGCTTAAGCTATGTATACAGCTCTCTTAACGGAATCGATCAAGTTAATGGAGTAGATTTTGTCTACAACATAGCGAATGATACAATACAGTATACTGACAGCTCAGTGCCTGCTGGACTACGAGTATTAATAAGAGCTTTCACAAATTAATAAAATTAACTTTGTCAAAAAACATTCAGTTATATAGAATATAAGGAGTTAATATGCCACTAAAAAAAGGTAAGTCACAAAAAACAATTTCTTCAAACATAAGTAAAATGGTAAAAGAAGGCTACCCGCAAAAACAAGCAGTAGCCATTGCTTTATCTAGTGCAGGTAAGTCTAATAAACCTAAGAAGGCTAAAAAATGAAAAATAAAGAATATGATTATGAAGGAGAAATGGCTAAAAATACACTAAGAAAACTTATTGTATTTTCTCAAGAACTTCTTCCTATGATAAAAGATGAACAACAATTACCTGCTTGGCTTCAAGATAAATTCTCTAAACTAGACTACTATGTCAGTGCTGTTTATAGCTATATGAAATTTTCTAATCAAGAGATGGAATCAGCTAATTCAGAAAGTGAAGAAGAGGACTCAGAAGAGTCAGACGAAATGTCAGAGCAAGAAGAAATGCAGCTTGAAATAAAGCTAGATGATATTGTAAAAAAATGAGTATAGCTCCTAGTTTTCTTCAAGAGAGCTCAACTATAAGGAAATCTAAAATGGCAAAAGCTTCAAAAAAAGATACAATGAAAAAAGATGCGGGTCTAACCGCTAAACAAAAGAAACTTCCTCCTGCACTTCAGAAAATGATTATGAAGAAGCAGGGTGCAAAGAAATAAGGAGATTAACATGGGCATGAATAACGAAACAAGCGGTAAGCCAATGCTAATGAAGCATAAACTAACCCCTGTAGGCGGTACAGATTCTAATAGTACCAAGCCAGGCAGTGGAACAGCTACTGGTACAACTAAGTATGATCTAAAGAATGCAGAAACATATTATCGCGTATCTGGCGGCCCAACACTTGGCAATCCAATGGGCGGACCAGATAGACCAGCTTCTTCTCACTCAGGGTCACCTCTAAAGAAGATCACCGTTCCTAATATGGCTCCAAATAATAGTGCGAGAAACTAATATGGCGAAACCGTTAGGGTCTGGTAGAATTATGGCTAACCGTAGCACTTACGGAAATGTTACTGGACGCGATGTCGATGAGGTTAATGATACTCTTAAACCTACATATAACGGCATTAATGCAGGTGTAAAAACCGATAAATCTAGAAGACATTTAGACTATGGCCAAGAAAAGCCAGTAAATAGTTCTAAGTAAAATGGCTACCAAAAAAATAAAGAAACCTAAAGTTAAATTAGAAGGCCATCCATACCCACATGGCGGATTGGATTACGGTAAGAACCATCCAACCGTTCCTAAACAGTATGGTCAGCAATTTAAAGTTGATAGCACTTATTACAGACTTAGCGGTAAACCGACTCTAGGATTACCAATGGGTTCTGTGGAATCTACATCGTCTAATAAATTGCCTAAACCTGCTAAAAATATTAGGTCTAAAAAGAAGACTAAATAAAAAAACCCCGGAAGTTATTCCGGGGTTTTCATCATTGGAAAGACTTGATTAATTACTTTAGCACATTCTTTAGCAATTAACATATGCTCTTTTTGGGTTCCATTATCACTACGCAATTCTATATAATGTATCCAACTACGTAGACTTCCATTCATATATAGTCTAGTTTTAGTTAAACCTTCTGGAAGTATTGCTCTAGCTTGCTCCTTAGCAATTCCATTGCTTACAGCCCACTTATAATATTCTCCAGCTAAGTATGCAATAGCTCGTTGATATTCTTGCCAAGTTTTATCTATGTCTACTTGGCTAGGGTCTGCAGGATCTAGGTCTATAGATTTTTGCCTATTCTTAGTATCTTGAAATCTAGTTTCCCTAAATTCAAACATATTTCCTAGTTCTTTAGGTTCTGCATATCTTTGTGAGAACTCTTGAAAGGCATAACTCTTATGACGAATTATTTGATGAGCTATGTCTCTAGTAGTTTCAACCTCTAGGCATACATTTACCATCTCTAAAGGCGACCAGTGCTTATTCTTAATGAGATATCTGATAAGTTTTTCACTAGTTTCGGTATTAAATTGATTTGTAGGATTAGATACTCTAGCGCAATATGCAACTAATTCCTGAGCATCTACTATACCTTGATTATATAGTTCGTCGGTAGGTTGAGAGTAACTTATTAGTCTAACAATCATTAGAATTTTAACCACCTTTTCATTCTATTATTAAAATCGAACAAGGCTTTGATTAGTAAAAACATTGTTACGATATATACTAGGCTCATAAATAAGTAGAAATATGGCCCATGTGCAACATACACAAATATGGTCATTGATATACTTATTACTAATAAGAACCAATCAAAATATTTATTAGGATACACCGGAGCTACCAAATCCTCCACGTATAGTTTCTTCTACCTGTCCGTAGGTGAAAGATACTTGAGGAACAGGTCTTACACACATCTGTGCAATTCTATCTCCCGGATTCACTACGAAATCCTTACTTCCGTTATTAAATAGAATTACTTGAACCTCTTGTCTATATCCATAATCTACAGTTCCAGGGCTGTTCAGTACGAATACGCCATGTTTAGCCGCTAAGCCACTTCTGGATCTGACTTGTATCTCCCAATAAGGATCTTGAATTTCAAATTTCAGACCTATAGGAATTACTTCAAACTTTCTACTAAATATAGTTAAAGGTTCGTAGATAGCGGCTCTAACGTCATATCCAGCATCAAAATCGAAATGTCTAGCGATATCCCAACTAATGTCTAGCTTCTTCTCCAAGACGTGAGCCTTGCCGGTTTTTTCTACCTTAACATTAATGGTTAAAGGTTGTGATTGCATTTAACGTCTCCAAATTTATCTCTTCGCCTTTTCCTGATAGGATAGCTTCTTCATTGTATTTGATAAGGTTAATTAACTTCTCATTACGAATTAGTATATCTTTGCCTACGTTTAGATTTTGAATATACTTAGATCTACCTTTTAGTGGTAAGGCCTCTAGTAGAGCAGTAAAAGTTTTATGCTCTCTAGCTATAGCAGTAGCACGCTTTTCGCCTATACCTTCAATACCTACGATATTATCTCCACTATCTCCAGAGATAATTCTAGATATCATATACTCTTTAGGAGTTACTTGTAGTTTTTCATATAGAGAATCTACGGTAATCTCTTTTCTAGAGAAAATATTGAAAATGCTGATATTCTTGTCTAGGAGTTGATATATGTCTCTATCGCTAGAAATAACCCAAATATGATCTGCTGTGTTTCTATTTTTTAGAACAGCATAGGTTATCAGATCGTCTGCTTCTACTCCTCTAAACTTAGTTACTGAGAAAGGTATAGTATCTGCTACGTCGTTTAGACAAGCAAAAAACTGATCGTAGTGCTCTTTCTCTTTTTCGTCTTGAGGCTTTTTACGAGTAGCTTTATACTCAGGATAAAAGTTAGTTCGATAATAGCTTTTACCAAAATCAAAGGCTACTATAATATCCTTGCAGCCGTAGCTTTTAGCTAGGCTCTCTACTGTTCTGCAATAATCATCCTTGAAGTTATTGTAATTTCTTCGCTGTAAGTATCTATACCCTAAGTTATTGCCATCGCAAATAAGTATATTTTTTCCACTTACAACAGGTTTTTGAGGAATGTATGATTCTAATTCTGAAAGATCATTCCAACCTTTTGTATCTTGTTCCATCATTTGTATATTATACCGTATTATTGTAGTCAGGTCAAGAAGCTTTAGTAAGTTTAAACTTATCTAGCCAATCAGATAAAAGACCCATCTTAAACTTATAACCAAATACTTTATATTCTATTTGGTGCTCTAGCTCTATATCTGAATCCCAACATATAAAATCTTTACTTCTATTCCATCTAAAGATAAGTAAAGGTTTTTTATTCATTACCTTAGCTTCTTCCATAGCCTGTTTCCAGAATTCTAGTATGTCGGTAGTCTTAGCAGTAAGTAAGTTATTAAACTCCAACTCTGCATAATGTTTACATTCTATTGTATAAGGAAAAGATGCCGTATCAGATGGAACCCATAAATCACCTTTTAGGTAAGATATGGACCCACTTAACGGCATCCTTTCAAATTTTATATTCAGTTCTTCTGTAAGAATGTCTCTAATTTTAGCTTCAAAAGCAGAGCCTTTTGTTTTACTTTTACTAGCCACTTCATGTGGTCTCTCTTTCTTATAGTTCTAACCTTTGTAAGTTAGAATATCCACCGATCAGTTCGTCGTTAATTACAACGATCGGAACTGTATTCATTTTATACTGTGTTTTTAAGGATGCTAGTTCTCCAGGATTAAGGTCTTTTAGCACATCAACGTAGTTAAACGCTAGACACCTAGCGTTTAACCACTCCTTAGCGGCTACACAGTATGGACAATTGTCCTTTCCATATACTACGATTTTCATATTACGCAACTATCTCCATCGCAGAACTTATTAGCATCTGCGTTATCGCCTTCTTTGGTTAGGCTATCGAAGTTAATTGGCTTTAGTGTAGCCGCATACTTCTCTAACTCATCCTTAGGTGCAGTAGTGTAAGGAGCTTGAGCGTATCCGTGATCTGATACTGGTAGAAGAGATACTCCCTTTAGCCTGTTATCAAATGCAGATAGGGCTCTTGCAATCTGATCAGCTTCTGACTGATTAAACGTAATAGTAATAGATACTTGATTGTCTGCCCAATAGTGTTGCATATCTACTGCGTTTGCAAACTGTTCCCAGATTGAGATATTCTTATTAGAAATAGTTCCTTCTCTTAGTAGAACAGGGAAATATACTACGACTGTTCTAGTAGGATCTGATACTGCAGGCTCAATTCTGTAACCTGCTTCTTGTAAGAGTGGTACGAATGGAGAGTTTGCAGCTACTCGAACTGTTCTATAATAGTTCTCGCTTTCGGCGTAGTGAATGCCTGGTAGCTCGCCTGCTACTAGAGATACTGTTCCAGATGGCTTTACCGAAGTAGTTTTTATACTCTTTGGAACACCAAGCCATTCAGCATATTTCTGATCTACATATTGAATATATGTATAGGCTCTGTCGCAGAACTGATCGAAATACTTGTGTCTACCAAACTTTAACATTGCTGTTTGAATACCACTCTGAGAGCAACCAATTCTACGGTTGCGAGTAATAACAGCATTAGTCTCTGACCAGTGTGTAGCCATTAAGGTTACTGTCTTAGCATACATATAAGAGAACTTCAAGGTTCTTTGGAAATCCCAGTAATCTTTGTGCTTAGCAGGGAAATTTTCTACTAGACAGCATAGTTCATATGGCTCAAGACTCTGCTCGAGGCAAGGATTACCACCACGAACTCGGTAGTCTTTATTGTTAACTCCGTCTTTCATACGACCATATTTTTGCATATTGTCAAGCCAAGCAAAACCTGGCTCACCATTTACTGCAATACTCTTAGCCGCATCAGTATAATCCATTCCAACATAGGCAAAAAGAGAATTATTAGAAGCCC